CGAAGGCATATTCCATTTCATATTTATCAAAATTAGCATCTTTAACTCTGGAATAACGAATATTTGATGCTCCGTACCACCATCTACCTGTTTTAATGTGCCTTGCTCTGAATTTAATCTCTCTCATGCTTCCTCCTTTATTTTAAGAGCTACTTCACAAGTCTCGCACCAAACTTGACGGTGTAAACAATCTGATTCAGTAAAGGGGCAGGGTGTTAAGTCTAAAATATTCTCCAGGTCTCTTATAAGTTTCTCCTCGTCTGGGTCTCCGATATAAATTTCTTTAGTCATTTCACCTCCTTAGTCACAGCCAGATAGTTCACCAAAACTTTTTATAAACTCTCCAAGTAATTTGTCTAACTTGCGCCATTCGCTTATATTTTCTTGGTCTGATTCTGTGTAGGATGCTAAGATTGCACGAAGACTCCCCTTCGCATGTTCCCATTCCATGTAGCGCATAACCTCAATGGCAGTAATACCACTATTCATTTCTTCCTACCTTCCCACCATGCGTCTAACATGGCATCGTAAATGCTTTGTGCTGCTTTCGTTACCTCTTTAAACCCCTCTTTGTCTTTAGGGCATAGGTATTGCAAACCCCATTGTGTAAACATAGGTCTGGTTTCAATACTTACTTCTTCCTGGCAGTAATCACACTTTTTTACCAACACTTTATTCTCCTTTAATAATATTCCCAAAATGTATTCCGTATTCAACGGTGTTTTCTTGCTGGTAATCTTCCGCCCATATAATGGCTTTCTTGAGGCTCTTCTCACGCCGTAATTCACTTCCTGTACCCGTATCGGCGCACAAGATTGATATGACGTATTCCCTTTCAACTCTTGTAATTTCAAGGTAATTATTTGCACTCATTCTTGTACCTCCTTATAAATCATACCTAGTTTTCTTATTGTTCTGTTATGTTTAAAGATATTCTTTTCACACTGGTCGCACAGGTTAGTCCGCCACTTCTTTGTTAAGTTTTCAAAGAGTTCAAAGATAGCATACCCGTAAACATCAGGTTCTACTTTAAGTTGTAGTGTACGTCCGCATTTACATTTCATTTAACATCGCCTTTAAAGATATACATTCTACGGGCTACGACTATTCTTAGGGCTTTAAGGCAGTGTAGTTGTATGCCAGAAGCTACAACGTCTTCGTATTTAACTTTGTGTATAACTTCGTAAGAACATCTAAATTGTCTAGCACTTATTAAACTTGTGAAAATATGAAACCCAGTAGGATAACGCATATCCAAGTTGTCAATATCATCTTTCTTACTATCCTCATACCATTTATCACATCCATATCTTTTGCTCCCATTAAATTGGGGGGTTAGATGGTAGGATTGGTCTTTTTTAAAGACTTTGTACCCTTCGCCCGTTCCCTCTTTTATTACTTTGTCAACCTTACTCAAGCACATATTTACACCTCCAAATATTTAATATCAAGTTTAGAAGCTATTAGTATTACATCTCTATTTAAGTGTCTGTCTATTCTGCACCATCTTCTACCTGACTGGTGCGACCTGTGCTTTATTCCTATAGATTTAATCTTCACTTTACATCTCCTAAGAAGTTAAAAGTACCAGCGACCAAACCCATAAAAGATGGTAAAGCCTCTGCGTTGATGTATTGTTTGTGTTCCAATAGGAACTGTTTAATATCCTCCTCTGTAACTCCCTCTGGTTCATCGCCATATTTACAACATTCAAAGTCAAGTATCTCAAGAAGCCCATAATACAATCTTTGCTCTGGGTCGCTTGGTACTGGTTGCCCCAAATTTGAATGAACTCCCGCCCTTTGTGTTATTTGTTCTAATTGTTTAGATGTTAGCATGTTCCCTCCTTTTAGTTCTGAATTCCTTTAGATAAAACAGGCATATATTCATACCCATATCGTGCTAAGAATAGTTTACGTAAGGTATCACTTGAACTATCTCTACCTCTAATCTTTACCCAGAGTATTTTCATTCTGCCCTCTTGTATAAACTTATTAGACTAAAAACAGCCAGGATAACTAAAATCACTATTACAGATACTTCCACGGCCAGAATTACATTGTTTGGCTCCGAGATGTAAAACCTGCCGTATCTTATGATGTTGGAGAAGTGCCACAATATGCCTAACCCGAAGGCTATTGTACTTATACTGGTTGTTATCTGCAATTTATCCTTCATTTTCCCTCTCCTTAGTGTAAACTTTACGTTTCATTCTGTCCTGAGAGGTTCTCTACGAATGTTCGGAGTTTGACGGCGTGGATTTTCGTGGTGGCTTCTCTGAGCCTGTCTTGCATCGTCTGTAACATAACCATTCCAGCCGTGTTCAGACAGATACTTACATACTTTATACATGGCCTTAATTTGTTCGGCTGCTGCCAGGGGGTTCTCCGGGTTGATTTCCTGACAGGCATTCCAAGCAGAGACGATTAGTTGGGCGTCTGCTTCGGTATCTATATGAGCTAAATATGTACTACGTGCTTTTTCTGGTTGAGCATAAATATGAAAGTCATCATTCTCTCTGTCATATATAAATTTTAACTCTCCTTTGGTGCATCCTAGTGTTGGTTTAGTGTTCATGGTCTCCTCCTTTAACCTCTAAGGTGGCTAAACTTCCTCATAATCTGCTACGATACGCTTACAGAGTTCTAGTATTTTGTGACGGGCGTTTGTTTCGTTATCGTCAGTATAGTCTGCGCCGGAGCGTTCAGGTGCTTCCCAGTTATCGTAGCAATCCTGTAGGTCTTTTAACGTGTTCCTGAATCTACAATAGCTCATGTTACCCATTATTCTTTCCTCCTTGTCTACCCCTTATAGTTAGGACTCTTTTACAACGCCCCACCCACCACGATTATAATTTAAGTTCTCGTCATAAAGTAATTCCCCGCTTGTGTAACCTTGCTCAAGAAATTCTTTGACGTGTTCCTGTTCGGATTCAGGCATTTCCTGGTCTTTCTCGTACCAATAGGATATAATGTAATCCTTCGGTACACTTGCCTCAATTTCAATAGTCCTGTTGTCCATTATTTTCTCCTCCCTTTATACACTACCCTTATAGGGGTCATGTTTATTTGCTGTCGTAAGCAGTTTGAAGATTTAACCAAAATTGCGCTCCTGTTCCAAAAGCCGTTGAAAGCTTATGTGCTAACATGAGAGTTATCCGCCTTTTCCCGTCTAGCATTTCCTCAACGAGTTTCAACTTACAACCCATTTCCGTAGCAAGCGTTTCATACGACCACCCCCTAGTGCCTAATTCCTCTTTTATGAGTTCGCTTGGAGGAAACACCTCTGCTGGGATTCTCCTTTCATTCATTCTCTTCACTCCTTTCTTGTCTACCCCTTATAGGGGTTAGGACTTTCTTATTAATCTTCCCTCTGGCGCATCTATGTGATATGATTCTAATTCACGAGTTAGCCAGCAATAAGCACATACTGCCCTCTGGTCTATTTCAGCACCCGTAAGGTAGCAATTCATGTGTTCTTTATTAGGCGGACATCGTGTTAAATCTATATCAATATTATTTATTCGTAATTCAACAATTCCCACTCTCTTTACTCCTCCCTTTTATTCAGGATAGGGCTAGGACTAATACGCTTTCCCATAGTTGTAAAGCTCTAATTTTAGCGTCCTTCTTTTTGGCGTGATATTTCTCTTTACTTAGCTTGTAAAGATTTTTTGATTTAATGAAATGGTATATACCGGAAACAAACCTCTTTTTGCCGTTATGCTGAACTGGCTCAGTAGTCCAAAAATACTGATGTTTATAACCTTTGTGATGGTAATATCTATAAGCAGGACTACGAGACGTGAATAATTGTATTAATACTGGGTCACTATTAATAATGTTCTCAAGAGCTTGACGTGTCTTTTCTAAAGTCATTTCCTTTACCCCCTTTTAGGCTTTTATCTCTGAGGGTGTTCGCATCACCCCCAGGACATAAGAGTCTAACTTACTTTATACCCTATCAAAGGCCAGATAAGATATGAGTTTCCATTGCGTGCCATCACGCTTATAAGATTCCAAAGCCCAGTGGCGCAATGCTCTATCAGGTATTCTCGCCTTTAGTCTTCGTGCGACCCTTAACATATCCTTGAAATTTCTTGGTTTCATTTCCTTAACCTCCATATTTATTTACTTATATTATGAGCTTACCCGCTCACTGGCTACCCTGATAACACGGCACCAGGGCAGCCGGTCAAGGGGTTAGCTATTTACATAGTCAATAATTGATTTTGCGCAGGCCGGGCAGTAAGGCTCATCTTCTACTAAATTGACCAATTTAGTTGTGCCACATTGATTGCAGGTAGCCCTTATGGTCATTTCCCATTTATCAAACTCTCTTAGCACTGTGTTGTAGCCTCCGCAGTTTTTGCAGCTTTCGTATGTGATAGCAGGATGATTCTTTCGTATATTCTGTAGTTCTTTTTCAGTTAGTTTCATTTCCTTTACCTCCCATGTATTCTATATCTAAACTTTACACCCGTATTAGGTACTTGTCAATAGGTTTTGGGTTAAAATGGCATATTTATTTTTACTTGACGGCCTGTAAAGGTTATGATACAATAAAGATATGAAGCGTGGTAGACCTAAAAAGAACTTAAAATTACGAGCTGGTGAACTTGCGATAATAGATAAAGGTATGGCCGAATCTAAAGCGGGTAAGACAATTAAAAGGGAATCTTGCGCCAGGTATGTTCCCAAATTAACGCCTTTAAAAGACTTAACACTGGAAGAGATTAAAAGACAGAAGACAGATGTTTGCCAATTCCCAGATTGGAAGCGTAAAGCTATGGTAAATAGTAATTACTCTAATGAATGTTACATCCCTACTGCAGATTATAATAAAATGTATCCGGGTAAACTAGAGGAATTATATAATAATCGTTATATCAAACCTACTAAGGAAGAGGTAAACAAATATGGAAAAACTACCTATAAAGAGAGAACTTAATGCAGAGCAGATATTATTCGCTAAATGGCTATCGGTCCCCGGGCAGCAGAAGGGCACACAGAAAGATTTAGCAATAGAATTGGGAGTCTCTGACCAGACTTTATGCAATTGGAAGAAAGACCCCCGGATTATAGAAATAAAAAGAGAATATATAGATGCCATGGGAGACGATTTGGTCCCTGATGCTATAGAAGCTCTAAAAAAACAATTAACATCAAAGAATGAGATGGTAGCCAACAAAGCAGCTAAAGACATATTAGACAGATGGGGGCAGACAAGGCAATTAGGCAGGATAACATCTATAAAAGAGTTCTACGTATACTTAGAGAATAAGGGTAAAGTAATCGACATTACTGCCGAAGATGTGGAATGATGTTTGAATTTTGGTGTGGATTTATAACCGGCGCGGGGTTTGTTTTGGTAATAGTAGCTTTTTGTCTATGGCGAATAAGTAAAAGGGCTTAATATTGATGAATTTGTACATCATATAGATATGGACAAGTCAAACAACAAGAAAAATAATTTGCACATTTCAAAACAATACGCTCATAAAAAGATACATGCAACATTTAATCATTTATGCAAAGAACTTATGGCTAGGGGTATAGTAACTTTTGATAAGGAGAGTGAAGGTTATGGATTGCAGCCCTGAGTATATCAAGATGTGTAATTGTCCTGAGATACAGCAATACAAGGTTCATAGACAAACAGATATGTATTTGCACAAGGGGATTGACGGGGATGAAGTTATGGCTGGCTATAATCTTACTTATGTTGCGAACTCTATCTGGCTACCCCGTCAAGACCAGTTACAGGAGATGGTATCTCTTGATTCATTAAAAGAGAGGCATTGGTGGTATAAAGGGATAAGCCTCACAGAATGTCTTATATGGGGGATGGTTGATTTCGTAGATGCAGGCACTCATGATTATATATTTTGCATGAAAGGTTACGCCAAACAGTTCATCTCTATGGAACAACTTGGGTTAGCCTTTTGTATGGCTGAAAAATATAACAAATGTTGGGATGGAGAGTCGTGGAAATTAAGACAATAGAATTTAATGGCAAAAAATACAGACCGGTTTGTGTTTGTGGGAGATGGGTTAATCGTTCTACTACTAACCCTAGAACTTATTTATCTCGTGATATGTGGTGTTTCTATACAAACGAAGTATTGGGGAATCGTGATATTATACATCATATTAATAGGGATTCACTTGATGATAGAATGAGCAACTTTGAGAAGTATTATTGGGGACTTCACTCATCAAAACATCTAACTGGTATTAAACGTAGTGAGGAAACTCGTAGAAAAATCAGTATTGGTAAATCAAAACCTAATCCTGTTAGAAGTTTAAATATCTTGGGAGAGAATAACCCTAATTGGAAGGGTGGATTCTCTAATTCTTATAAGTATAGCCCTTATCGTAACTTAGTGTAATGAAAGAGAAATTTAATAAAATACGGAACGGTACTAAGTGGGTAATAGTATAAAAGCAATTACGGGCTAATCCCTCTTCTATAAAGGATGAAGATGTTTGCCAACTCAAATATATAAGGAGGACAACAGTGGATAATAAATGTCTTAAACTAACAAAAGGTAATACCCCTATTGAATATATTAACAATGGGGGGGTATATGGCTCATAAGAATAGAGGTACCAATGCGGGTTACGTAAAACTGATGGTATCAGGCACTTAGCTGATATTGATATGGAGAATAAGGCCACTAATATGAAGGCTATTTTAAACAAGGGTATTATGGTACTGGGTAGTATGTTTTTAATTTCTTATCTTGTACTTAAAGTTTTAGCCAATGCTGTCCAAAAGGCTAGGCACGAATTCTATGACACCAGGCAAGATAATGGCAGAGGTACAAAAGCTAGTCTCAAAGATGGGGCTAACAATTATGTTTATGTAAAGGTAGGGGGTCATAATTTACAAACATTGCGACAGGCTCTGAGAGCATGCCTCTTAGAAAATCCAATTAAAAATAAGTTTTAGGATTATGTCAATAATAACATTTAACAGTGATACGAAGCACCGGAAGTCCTGGTTCACGGGGTTAAGTTTTAGTCACCCTGCCAAGATGATGCTGCCCTTACAACTCTGGATTATAGACAACTATACCCAGCCAGGTGACGTGATACTTGACCCTTTGGCTGGCTCCGGTACTGTCATGGTGGGCTGTTCAATGGGCAGGCATGTTATCTGCGTGGAGCTTGAAAAGAAGTTCTGCGACATGATGCAAGGCAACTGGGCGAAGATACAGCAGCGTGGTTCTCAGCTCGGTCATTCTATGGGAACGGCCCAAATAATACAGGGTGATGCCAGACAATTAGAGGGGATACTGTGCGATTCTATTATATCTTCACCACCTTACGGCAACCGCTTATCAGATGCAGAGGTTGATGATAACGACCCCCAGAGAATGTCCTATCGGCAGGCATTGGGGAAGGTAGACAAGATTATAACCAGCCCGCCTTATGCAGCGCAAATACAAGGCTCTGGTGCTGATGCTGCCCGTAAGAGGATAGCAGAAGGAAAGTATAATGGATTACGCCCTGATGTCTGGCTCTCCAAAGGTAACATAGCTGGTTCTACTTATGGGGATGGTTACTCAAAGGACCCTGATAATATTGGATGCTTACCCTATGGCAAATTGGATGCTGTAATAACGTCTCCACCGCACGGCGGAAACTCCGAGCCTTACATGAGCAAAGACTTATTGAGAATACGCACGGAGATGGGGCGGGACCCGAGTAAACCATCAGCGCAAACCGAAGGCTACGGCGATAACCCCAACAATCTGGGTAACTTATCTTATGGTTCTATTGACTCCATTATCACAAGTCCACCGTATGAGGAAGCAATCGGGGAGAAACACCACTCGCCAGCACATGAAAGAATATCTAAAGATATACATTGGGATACGACTTATACGGAGCGAGGCCGACCAGACAACATCGGTAACTTAAAATCAGCCTCATATTTAGAGGCCATGCTTCAGGTATATCAACAGTGCTTTGCCGTGCTGAAGCCTCAAGGTTTACTAATTCTCGTTACTAAAAACTTTATCAGGAATCGCCAGGAAGTACGTCTTGATGAGGACACTATCAAACTATGTGAGACGGCGGGCTTTACTTTTAAGGAACGCCACTATCGGAAACTCCAATCTCAATCATTCTGGCGCACGATTGCCTTACTGAAATGCGATAATCGTAAAGGCAGTAAGACAAACCCGAAATGTAAATTAGGACTAAAATGCCCAGTTAAGATTGATAAAGCCATAATTGCCATGTTATTACCTATGGATACCGAAGAACGAATTAAAACAATAGAGATAATAGAAAAACTATGCCCCCATTTTATAAACACTATGCCAAAATTGGATAAAGAGGACATATTAATCTTTAGTAAAGAATAATCTTACATTAAATAAATAGAAGGTGAAATATTTATCCCTGATGAGGTTTAAATGGATATAGAACTTAATGAAATCGCTTACTTAGCTAATGCCTTGAATAGCCAAACAGCCGATATACATCGCATTTGTAAAGAACTTAAAGTAACCATTAAAATCTTGGAAGCTAAATGCAGAAGTCTAGATACTATCCAAACTCATATATTTAAAAACATTAATTTAATAAGTAAAGGAAGTTTAAAAGAATAAAAAAAGGAGTAGGTATTATGGGAAAAAACAATGTAATGGGCGCAGTATCACTAACGCCAGACCGCAAGGCACGCTTTGAGAGCTTTGCGGGGTCAAGGGGTATGACTCTATCTAAGATGTTTAGGGAAGCTGCTAACTTTTACATGGAATTTGACTTCGACTTGTTTTGTATGCTCAAGGTTGTCTCCCAGGATACGGGACTCCCGATGGGTAATATTATCGAACGCTATTGTCTGGCTTTTATGGCCGAGCTTGAGGCCGAGGACAGGGTATCCGGTGGGCGGATAAACAAAGCCATGATAGAGCTAGCCCCCGGTATGAATGCCCTTGAATTTTATAACTTCTGGCTGAAAATGAGCATACAGGAATTAAGCGATAACTTGCAAAAACAGGCCGATATCGATTCTAAGGAAGAGGTAGTGCCTAAGTATTGGAAGTCTAAATGATAATTGACGGTAAGCATATAGGTGATGAGTGCTACGTTATAGCTGAAATAGGCCATAATCACGGAGGTAGTTTACAAACGGCCTTAGAGATGATTAAAGTAGCTAAAGAATGCGGTGCGGATGCTGTCAAGTTCCAGAAGAGGGATAACAAAACACTTTACACTAAAGAACTGTACGACTCGCCCTATGTCAATGAGAACAGTTACGGCAAGACTTACGGAGAACACCGTGAAGCACTGGAGTTTAATGATGAATACCATAAATTACAGATATACTCTAAAGAAATCGGTATAACGATGTTCGCCACCGCCTTTGATTTTAAGAGTGCCGACTTTCTCTTTGATTTAGGTGTGCCGGCTTTCAAGATAGCGTCCGGTGATTTAACCAACACCCCTCTATTGGAGTATGTAGCTCATTTCCAGAAACCGATGATAGTCTCCACTGGGGGAGGTACGATAACTGATGTTGTAAGAGCGTATAGCACTATTATGCCGATTAATTCTCAGTTGTGTTTCATGCAATGCACCTGTAGTTACCCCTGTGATTTTAAAGAGATGAACTTAAACGTAGTCAAGACCTATCGAGAGATATTCCCTGGTATAGTTGTAGGACTCTCCGCCCACGATAGCGGTATTGCGATGTCCTTAGTGGGTTATATGTTGGGAGCGAGAATTATAGAGAAGCATTTTACCTTAAACAGAGCCTCAAAGGGAACCGACCATGCTTTCTCCTTAGAACCTCAAGGACTCAGGAAGTTAGTACGTGACTTAAAGAGAGCGCACTTAGCTTTAGGCGATGGTATTAAGCAATTTTACGCCAGCGAATCGAATGGTCTACGCAAGATGGGTAAGAAATTAGTGGTTTCAAGTGACTTACCGATTGGTCATACCTTAACGTATGATGATATTGCCATAAAATCTCCCAACGATGGTTTACCCCCTTATGAGATAAGTAATGTCATCGGGAAGAATACTCTCAGGGCATTAAAGGAGGATGAGAACGTCACTTTTGAGGATTTAGTAGATGGGTAGAAACTACTCGCTGTATAGAGGTACTATCCAGGTAAATGATAATTTTAGTGTCCTTAAAACAATGCTGGATGATACAGAGGCAGCCCCCGGGATTTATAAACCTACTATTTACTGGAAGACTTATGAAAAGTTCTCTCTCCCCGAATTATTACATTTAGGATTGCATGATTTTAGGAGAAGAAAGGAAACAATCCTCTCTAAATTCGGGGCGACTGATTATAACCCGGAAATACCAATTGATTTTAAGAAAAGCAAAATTATAGAGAAGCTGCATAATGCACAAATTAGATTAATTGACAAGGCAGTTCGTCATAGAATGAAAACCTCCGTAGATAAAGAGTCTAAACGAATAGGGGCTAAATCATTCAGGGAATTTGAAGCATCTGTAGTTGGCAACCCCGAACACGTCATTGAAATAGACGGCAAGTTGTACACCTATAAAATCCTGCATTATTACAGGCAGTATTTATATTGCTGTCGCTATATTAACTTTGATTCGGTTAAAACAATGGTTGAACTTGGCAGTGGGGCGGGGAAACAGGCCGAAGTGATTAAGAAATTGTATCCTGATATCTGTATATTGCTTTTTGATATCCCCCCTCAATTATACGTATGCCAGCAGTATTTATCTGCTGTTTTCCCTGATTGTGTAGTGCCTTACGAATCTACCAGAGAGATGACAAAGTTGCCGGAAGACCGAAGGGGTAAAATCTTCTTATTCGGGAGTCATAAATTCCCCATTCTTGATAGTATCGAGAGCGACTTATTCTGGAGTGCGTGCTCCTTTCAGGAGATGGAGCCGGAAGTGGTGGCGAATTATTTAAGCTATGTGAATCGTTCCGCGAAAACCGTTTACCTGGCTCAAATGATGGAAGGGAAGCATTTAATTTCAAAAACCCGATCCAGGGGGGTATTTAAACCCACGGTCTTTGAGGACTACAAACGTGGGCTTTCAAATTTTAATCTATTAGATTGTTCACCAACCCCTATGGCATCATCGGATAAAGAAAGCAGTTCTTTCTGGGTGCGTAAACTAAAAGTAGACACTGAGGTTACAAAAGAAGAGAAAGTTGATTTGCAGAATAGCAGTAATGCCCTCTTAAATTGGTTTCTCCACCCGTCCGATTTAGAAGGGCATACTCTATACATGATAGCTATGAATATCAAGGCTGCATACCATAATCTCCACATGTTTGAGGGAGAGGAAATTGAGAAAGACATCCCATCTATAGATTGGTCTAAGTATAAGGACCAAGATTACATAGAACCCTTGAAACGATTACAGCAAACGGAGAAATTAAATCACTATATATCTCATTTCATTCTACATGGGAGTCTGGCAACCCGTGATTACATTAAAGGGTGGAGTGATGTCGATGCTCTTCTGGTGATTAAAAAGGAAACGTTGGACGACCCGGGCAAATTACTTGAATTACGAGAGTTATGTCTTGCAATGCACCCTATTCTTGGGGAAATAGACCCCTTACACCATCATGGATTGCAGTTTATTACAGAATATGATTTAGAGGCTTATCCCGATACGTTCCTACCCCCCGTTATCTTTGATTACTCCGTTTCACTCCTGGGGCAAAGTAAAATGAACCTTAGAGTAAGGGACTGTGGTGAGGAATGGTTTGTAGTATTCCATAAAATATGTGAGACCTTAAAACAAGCCTGCGAACAGGGTGAATTGAGGCATCACCCCTACAAGGGGGAGTTTCTTTTAAGCCACTTTAGAAATGATGCGATGTACCAACTCAAATATCTGCTCTCGTTAGTCATGCTGCTGCCATCCTACTATCTTGGGCTTAAAGGGAAGAGTGTTTATAAGAAATATTCCTTTGATGCTTGCCCCAAGTTTAAGAATTGGGGAATTGTTGAGAAGGCTTCTAATATACGTAGCCTTTGGGTTGAAACAGAAGGGAACAAAATCTCTGGTTGGGTAAAGGAAATACTTGGTGAAGACTACCTGTGTGAAGCATCTAAACTGGCTGAGGAGATGAATGACCGACTTTAAATATCCACCTGTTTTAAGCATGGCAGACTACATGGAGGTGATTGACTTATTCTGTCAGGACAATAGGAAAGCGAAGGCTATTTATACTATCGGCACTATAAACGACCCTGGTATCTCAGATATTGACTTTCTGGTAGTTGATGCTGTGCCTAAAATCAGTCCGAAGGTCAGGGAATACCTTGTGGGTGGCAATGTGCTTGTTATGCCGGAATCTATGATGAAATACATCAATTATTTGGAACGGTTTGACTTGCAGCAGGTCTGGGGTGATGAATTAGAAATTGAAAAGAACGAAAACGAATTATTTGATGCCATTGAAATTATAGAGTGGCTTCCTGAGCGTATCTGCCTGCTGGAACATCTTAAGAGTGTCCATGATATTAGACGGACTCTATTGTATTTGAAATCAATGGATTTAAGTATCAGGAATGTTGAAAAATATCTTAATATCGCATTCCCCAGGATTAGCAATGAGGAAATCCGTAGCAATTACCGTGCTTTATCTAATGTCGTGGGTGAATATATTAGGGTAGCGCATCAGGCGTGGGAAATGTTTGAAGAGAGAACAAACTTCTTTACAGGGGAGGTTGATGGTAGCGTGAATTTCTCCAATTATTATACGTTTACAAACCGATTTCCCTTGTTGATGCAATACCTGTGCTATATAACCTCAATACAGTGTAGTTTTTCACGGAGACTGAGGCGGTTCGCCCAACTAAAGGGTTATCTATCTTTCAATGACTGGGATTTAGAATGCTTGATTTCATTTCGGGTGGGCTTAATGAATGAATTATACCAGTGGTTTGTAAAGGAGAACCTTAAATCGGGGATGATTAAATATGGATGGATTCTCTAAAGAACTACGCCTGCTCGGTAGGCCAAAGGTTTTCCCATTCTGGGACAATATGATAGAAATATATGCGGTGAAATAGTGATTATAGGTTGCATAAACAAAACATTCAGTAAACTACCCCGCCGGTGGAATGGTTTACACCTTGAAGACAGCCACTACTATTGTATAATTAATCCCTGTTTTCTGCGTGGGGAGCAGAGTGTCCCCTATGCACTATTATTCGGGCAGGAAATCTTTGAGTTGATATCCGTTCACGTACCCCTTAATTTAGGGGGTAGTGTTCTGGATGTAGGTTGTGGAGATGGTAGATTGGCCTCTGCCTTTGTCAGAGGGAATAAGAATAAATTTCATGGTATTTATGCGGGTTTTGATGTTGACCCAAATAGAATCAAGGCATTAAAACAACTACTAAGAACAAACGACAATTTTTCATTTATATATGCGGATATATTCCACCCCTACTACAATACAAAAGGAACGATACAGCCTGATGAGTACAGGTTTGAATACCCCGATGAGAGTTTTGACCTTGTTATATTCAATTCAATTTTCACCCACATTCGGTTAAAAACAATTGAACGTAATTTAAGAGAAGCCTACCGTTGTTTAAAACCTGGAGGGAAGGTATGGGCAACATTCTATCTTATAGACCAGTTCTATAATCCCAAGTATAAAGGATTGAAATGGCACTTTAACTGGAAATGCGAAGAGGGATTTACGGCAGTACATGATACCCCTTCGTCTTGCATGGCCTATCCAATCAAAAAGGTAGGTGTTTTATGTAAGGAGATAGGCTTTTCTATTGAGAAATACATAATCGGCTATTGGAAGATAATTAGACGAACACTGGATAATACCGAGCAGGACGTTTTGATATTAAGGAAACCAGATGGAATGGAATAACTTAGAGTTACCATTGGCCTATTATCAGGATGATGCTGTTTATCATATTTGCGGTGATGCATTAAAGGTACTTCCCGAACTGCCGAGTGATAGCATTGACTTATTGGCTACTGACCCGCCGTATGGGATAGGGTTCATGGGGAAGGACTGGGACAAGGCGTTACCCGATAAAAGGATATGGCAAGAATGTTTCAGGGTATTAAAGGACGGGTCGTTCGCCTTTGTGATGAGCATACCCAGAGCCGACTGTCTCTCAAGGATGATTATAAGTTTAGAGGATGCGGGATTCATGGTGAACTTCACGCCTATCTTCTGGGCGTATGCCAGTGGATTCCCGAAGGCGCAGAATATCAGTAAAGCAGTGGATAAGAGGTTGGGGGCTGAAAGGGAAGTGGTGGGTGATGACCCCGAAGCCAAGCGAAGAAATAAAGCCACGACTAAATTTTCCAATCTCTACGGTGATATAAATGACTTACCCGTTATCCCCCTAACAGCTCCCGCCACTCCCCAAGCCAAAGCCCTAGACGGCAGTTATGGGGGATTCCAACCAAAACCCGCCGTTGAAATCATAATCGTGGCGATGAAGCCGTTAAGTGAAAAGACCTTTGTTGACCAGGCTCTTAGAAACAGGAAGGGTATCACGTGGCTGGATGACGGACGGATACCCTATGAGAGTGAAGTTGACAAAGACATACTAGAAGCAAAAGCCAGTAAGGTTTTTAGTGGCGTAAAACCTTTTGGTGGGGTTAATGGTATAGGTAGTGCCCTGAAGCCAAATAATCAAGGTCGTTTTCCAGCCAATCTCTTAGTCAGTGATGATGTACTGAATGACGGTAGGGTAACAAAGTCAACTGGCGGTAATCAGGCTAACAGAACCGATGCTATATGGGGTAATGCTAGATATTCTCCTGAGTCAAAAGGATTAGGCGACTCTGGTTCATTCTCCCGCTACTTTGATTTAGACAAGTGGGCTGAAACACTCCCCTTTTTAATCGTACCAAAAGCCAGCAAGTCAGAGAAGAATAAATATCTTGATAAAGGAGAAACTCCATTCTTGCCATCGGGAGCATTTGAAACAAACGGCGGTGAAAAGAAACACACTTTAATGAGAAATAATCACCCCACCGTCAAGCCTCTTAAACTCATGTCCTATCTAATCATGCTAGGTTCAAGGGAAGGTGATATAGTCTTAGACCCCTTCGGCGGTTCGGGTACTACGGCACTGGCCAGCAAGCAGTTAAATCGGCGTTGCATTATCTCGGAGTTAAAAGAGCCGTATTGTGAAATCGCAGCTAAAAGATGTTCACAAAGTGTAATGAGGTTAGGATGAATAATATTGTACTTGTAACGCACTGTGTAGATACCGAGGGGCCAATTGGTGGTGATGTCCGCAGGAGAGAAGACGGCTCACAGGAGTTCATGGGCACATGGGAAGAGATAATGGAGTCGTTGGGTGAACTTACATCTGACCGTTTCCGCCAATTACACGCTGATAGTTTCGGCAATCCCTATTTGTATAACTGGTTTCTCATGGACTTCACAGGGTTTAAGACAAATCCTAAGAACCGTGTTACGAAATATAATGATACCTATGACCACATCATTTCATTGCCTACTCAATTCGACCACCTGTACTGGCATTACCATCACCCCCCAACGAACGGGGTAGGCGACCAATGGAGTGGTGATTGGGATTCAAGCGATGAATATAATAATATTCTCTGCCACAGGTTGATTGACCGACATGATTTCCCCGAAGTGTTCCGTGCGGGCGGGACGATTGAAGACAACAAGTGCTCCCACTGGCTTGAGAAGAATATTATGGTTGACTATTCCAACCGTGTTTCTAAAAAGTCGTACCCCACGGATAACATTTTTGACTTCAACTGGTTTGGTACACCATCACACCAGGGCTTTTATCATCCTTCTTTTGAAGACTTTACAAAGCCCGGGAGTATGAGGCGATATATTGTAAAATGCAATGATTTAAAATCTCGGTTATGCGAGGTAAATCAATACGATGTAGATGAATGCTTTGCTATGGCCAGATATTATGAACGGCCTATTTTACTGTCTTACTTCAGCCACGACCATCGAGATATGAGGGAAGAGACCGACTGCGTATATAAAATGCTTACCAAGGCGTCACTTAAATATAATATTAACTGGGAATACTGCGGTGCACTCGCGGCTGTCCAGCGATTAGACAATCTTGATATTAAAAAAGTATTTATGGATGTTGAAATAATTAGAGACATGATGGTCATTAAAACCGATAGCCCTATTTACCAGGATGAACCATTTGTTGCCGTAAAGTACGATAGAGAGTATGCCAGACTATACCCTATCAGGGTAGATGATTGGTGGTGGTGTAATATTCGGTACGCCTTAGATATTGGGGTTGCGGTAACTTCTTTAAGTGGGAATAAGACCGTGTGGAGTAAAAATGTTAGCTATTATACAGGCTAGAATGAGGTCGAAAAGGTTTAAGGGGAAGGTGCTTAAAGAGATAAGCGGTAAGCCTCTCCTGTGGCATGTTGTTAATCGTGTGCGACATTCCAAGATTGATGATTTGGTTGTGGCTACTACCATTAATCCAGAAGACGACCCGATTGTAAGGTTTGCAGAAGAATACCATATTAAAACTTTCCGTGGTAGCGAGGAAGACGTGCTAGACCGTTTCTATCAAGCAGCCAAGAAAGTTAAGAATATCGTGCGGGTTTGCGGGGATAACCCATTGATTGACCCAGAGACAATTGATACAGTTATTAATCTTTATGATGGATATGACTACTTTAGTAACAGAAGTTACCCCGAAGGGTTGCACGTAGAGGTCTTTTCTTTTGAAGTATTAGAGCAGGCATGGAAGGAAGCCAAATCTTTTGAACGGGAGCATGTTACCCCATTTATTTATCATCATGACGAGCGTTTCAAGATAGGGGGCATTGTGGCGAATCTTCCCCCGATGAGATTGTGTGTAGACTATCCCTGTGATTTAGAATTAGTAAGAGAGGTCTACAAGAAGTTATGGCAGGGGGATATATTTAATACTGGTGACATCTGTCACCTATTTGAAGTTCACCCGGAATTACTGGAAATCAACAAAGGAATTCCACGGCTTGAAGGATACCATGAAAGTCAGCGTAATCATCACCTGTTATAACTTAGCGGATTATATTGACAGGGCTACACGGAGTTGCTTGAATCAGACTCTCCCGGAAGAGGAGTTTGAAGTTATAGTTGTTGACGATGCCAGCACGGATTATAGCAGAAAAATTATTACAGGTCTTGGGCATTTTGTCAAACCGATTTTCCTGGAGAAGAATGTTGGGGTAGCTGAAGCATCTAACATCGGGATAGAAAAAGCTAAAGGTAAATACATTATTAGAGTTGATGGGGATGATTACATTAACCGGAACATACTTTTTATTATGTCGGAGATTCTTGAATGGAATGATGATATCGGGTTCGTTTATTGCGACCAGATTAAAGTAGACGAGGGGGAAGAGAGAAGGGTTGAAATAAACACATTGGAAAAACTCTTAAATAATGGTGCTGGTGTGATGTTCCGTAAGTCCTATCTTGAATCAATAGGATTATATGACCCCAAATTGAGAACCAGTGAAGATTATGATTTGATTCTCAGGTATATGAAGAATTTTAACGGCTACCATTTGCGGTTGCCATATTACCGCTACTTCCAGAGGGAGGGCAGCCTAAGTAAGTCACCTGATAGGGCTACATTACAGAGTGAAATAAGGGGAAGGCAATGTCGGAATTCTTTGATAGATTAGGGGAAAGAGCCTATATTATTGCCGAAGCTGGGGTGAATCATCTCGGCTCTCTGGAGCTTGGCGAAAGGTTAATCAGGGGGGCAAAGGAATCTGGGGCGGATGCCATAAAATTCCAAACCTATAAGGCTGAGAAGCTAACCACGAAAGATGCCCCTAGATTCTGGGATTGGGATGGTGAATGTGAAGGGTCTCAATATGACTCTTACTCACTTTTAGATTCCTTTGGCTATAAAGAGCATAAGAAGTTAAAGGAATTATGTGATAAATACGGGATAGACTTTCTGTCTACCGCATTTGATAATGAAGCCGTTGACTACCTGGATAAGTTAGGCATGAAAGCCTTTAAGATAGCTTCTTGTGATTTAACCAACCATCCCCTTTTAAAGTATATCGCCAAAAAGGGAAAGCCTATTTTACTATCCACCGGGGGCAGTACGATAAATGAGATTCACGAAGCCGTGGATATAATCGAACCGATAAATAAAGAGATTGTCATTATGCACTGCACTCTATGTTATCCTACCAAAAATAAGGATGCAAATATAAATGCTATCAGTCATTTGAAGAATGAGTTCCCCTATTTAATCGGGCTATCCGATCATACTTTGGGTATCTTAACACCTGTTATAGCCAGAACTTTAGGGGCGGTATTAATTGAGAAGCATTATACGGTAGATAAAACTTTAGGTAAGAGCGCGGACCATTGTATATCGGTTGACACTGATGAATTAAAAAAACTTATTGAGCAGGTGAGAATATGTGAGACGCTTCTGGGGGGGAAGAAGCAAGTTGCGGATTGTGAAGTAAGAGCCAGGAAGTACGCACGGCGGAGTATCGTTTTAGCTAAAAATCTGTCAAAGGGGCGTATACTGCGTGAAAAAGACCTGATATTTAAAAGGCCGGGGACGGGGATATCCCCCAGCCTGTTAGATGGAGTAATCGGTAAAAAAATTAACACTGATATTACCAAAGATTCTATATTGGCATGGAGTATGCTTGAAAGCGATAGAAAATATATAAACACTATAAGGATACCTTATGAGGATTAATGAAAAAGAAGGCGCAGAGGGAACACTATGGCGTGAATTGTGGGGAGCCTATATCGAGGCTACCAAATCCTTATGGAGTAAATTTCCCGAAGTTCTGGCCGGAGGCTTTTATCTTATTTCCCCCTATCATTCTGCTTTCGGATTAAAAACTAAAATGAGGAATTGTATTTTATTTATTCAATTCATCATATTATTCGTTCTCCACCCCTTGAAACTGAATTTCACTTTTGACCCCTGTGATGCGGTTATATTTTGCTCTTCTACTAAACCAAGTATTCAGGAATCTATGTTACCTCTTGTAGCTCGGCTGGTAAAAAGGGGATATCGCTGCGCAGTTATCACTTCTTCCAATATGTATATATGGGTGGCTGATGTCTACCCTAAAATAAGTATTACCACTATTGTCAATTTCAGAAAGCGATTAACCTACGGGTACAATCGGGTATCTTCATTCAAAATATTTTGCAGGGCATTATTGATAACAGCTATTTTGTATGCCCAAATCATCCGTAAACACCCCCTTGATTTTACTAAGTTACTCCACAATCCCCTTAAAGTTTTATACATGATGATGATGAGTTCCCACAAGTTGAGCGTTGCCGGCGATATACTCAGACAACTCAAGCCCCGCCTTATGGTTACGATGCAGGAAAGGTTGCCGATTGCAGCGGAGTTGCTTTTATCTAAAGAAGCGGATAAATTCTATAAGATTCTGTATCACTATGAAGAGCCGATGATATTCTCTGCCCCGATAATATCTCAAGAGGTTTGTGTTTGGAATCAGACAATGATAGATGAACTGTTAAAAGTCTCAGACCGAACCCCGACTTATACTATTGTTGGGAGTCAGGAAATCAGCAATGCGCTCATAAATACTAAAGTAATTTCTAGTGGTGATAAACCTGTATTCCTTTACCTGTCACAGTTCGGGCAATTGAATGATGGTTTTACTGAGGCTCCTAGAGAAGCTATGTCATGGATAGAGTACGCGGCAAAGGAATGCAGTGATTGGTATTTTGTCATAAAGCGCAGAGCATTCCATTACGATGTGGTTGACCCTGGTGCAGAAAAACTTAAATACGATAATGTTTTCATTCCAGATGAGAAGATGGATTTTAACCTTTGTATGCGTTGGTCTAATGTGGCTGTTGTGGGGTCTATCTATTCTATGGGGCTTTTTACTGTAGCAGGGATTGGGAAAGAATCATTTAGATTACTTGTCCCACACAGAACGAATAAACACCCTATCATTGATGAAATTTCAACCCCCGTTCATTCAAAAGAGGAGTTAGTAAAGTTGCTAAAAAACTTTACTCGTGGTAAAATATCAATGAAAGATTTAAAAGAGGATTCAAGATTCCCTTACAGGGGGCAAACTTTAAATAGAATGGAAAGTTTATGCCTGAAGCATTTAGGGAATAAAGTATGAAGACGATTTTAATCACAGGTATAGCAGGGTTTTTCGGGCATCATTTATTGGAGCATATTCTGAAGGATACCGATTGGAACGTTATTGGTTTAGAGGGGATAAACTATGCAGGGAATTTAGGGCGGGTTAAAGATATTGGTATCTTTACTGAAAATGAGCACCGTGTAAAGTTTGTCTGGCATGACTTACGTTCATCTTTTAATGATACAGTTATTAATCAAATAGGGCAGGTTGATTACATTGTTCACCTTGCAGCCGAGACGCATGTTGAAAGAAGTCTGATTGATTCAAGGCCATTTGTATTAAGTAACGTACTTGGGACTTGCCATCTTCTTGAATATACCAAGCACTATCAGAAGAAACTTACTAAATATATTCAATTCTCCACCGATGAGGTTTTCGGACCCGCTCCACCTGGGGTCGATTACAAAGAATGGGACACACACAGACCATCTAACCCGTATTCCGGGGCTAAAGCCGGGGCTGATGATTTAGCACTTTCCTTTGCGCACTCTTTCCAGATACCGATTATCATTACTCATACAATGAATATGTTTGGGGAGAGACAGCATGAGGAAAAGTTTCTGCCGATGACAATCAAGAAAATACTCACAGGTGAGACGGTTACTATTCACGGGCAGAAGGATAGTATTAGTACCAGGAAATGGATTCATTGTAGGAATGTAGCTAATGCGGTTACATTCTTATTGGCTAAGGGAGAGCCGGAGGATAAGTATAATATTGCGGGTGAAGAACTGGACGTTCTTAGTTTTGCCCAGTTCATATCTAAAGTTATAGGCAAGCCACTTATATATGAATTTCTGGATTTCCACGCCACCCGTCCAGGCCACGACCTCCGCTATAGTTTAGATGGTAGTAAACTTGCAAGCATGGGTTGGAAACCCCCCATAGAGTTTCTGCCTTCATTGGAGAGGGTTATAAAATGGACACTGCAAAATAAACAATGGATAGGTCTTTAAGGGGGGAATGATGAAACAGAATGTATGTGAATATCCTTGTTGGGATGGTGGGGTTTATATAGAAACTGCATGGCAAGATGATATTCGTCTGAAGAAGCGGTTCGCCGTAGAGAGGAAAGAGAAGATTGCAGCCATGAACTCTATAAAGAGATTCTTTTGGAGACTTCTTATAAATGACTAATCTATTTGATTTAACTGGTAAAAAGGCAGTAGTGACTGGCGGTAAGGGTCTTTTAGCTCCTATATGGTGCGAGACTTTAAGAACGGCTGGTGCAGATGTTCATATAATAGATTTGCCAATGGATGATGTCAGGGATAGAGAGAAATTAAATTTCCTTGCTGGTCATTGGTCTCCTGTTGATATTATCGTAAACAACGCTGCCATAGACAACCCGCCGACTTCAAAAGCTACATTCTTTGGGAACTGTAAAGAAATATTAGACGTTAATCTACAGGGTGCGGTTAATGTCTGCGAGGCTTTCATACCTTCAATGATTAAAAACGGCGGGGGAGTGATTGTAAACATAGGTTCTATTCAAGGATATGGTGGTGCTGATTACAGGAACTATCCAGAGGACTTTGAGAAACCAATAGGATACAATTTAAGTAAGTGGGGTCTAAGAGGTTTAAGTAAATCAATCTGCGTTCAATACGGTAGATACAACATACGGGCAGTCACACCGTCATTTAGTGCTTACGATGGTGGGAAGTTAGAACCTGCATTCCTAGAGAAGTTCCTGCACAATATCCCTCTTAATAGGTGTGTCTCTAAGGAGAGTCTGCAAATGACGCTCTTATATGCTGTATGCTGTCCCGAACTTACAGGCGTAGACTGGAGAGTAGATGGAGGTTTAGGCGCATGGGCGTGAAAATGATAAAACTACCTGTTTATAAAGATATGGATTCACCATTAGAATATATAAGATTAGAACTTAAAGATGAAGTATGGGATAAATTAAAAGAATACGCACCTCCCCTTACAATTGTAGAGGATATAAATGACTAATTGTGTAGCCCTAATCCCCTGTCGCAGTGGCTCTAAGAGAATACCTGATAAGAATATTAAACTCTTAGGGGGCAATCCTCTTATTTACTGGACGATTAAAGCTGCTTTAGAGAGTAAGGTATTTGATGATGTTATAGTTTCAACCAATTCAGATAAGTACGCCGACATTGCCAGAAGCTACGGGGCTGAAGTGATAATGAGACCTGAAGAGTACGCTACTGATATATCCCCTGACATCCAATGGGTTAAATACACCTTAGACAACGTACAATCAATATCTGGGCGTTTTTATGATTGCTTTAGTATCTTACGACCTACCTCACCTTTTCGTACACCAGAAACGATACAAAGGGCATGGCGAGAATTTACAGCACAGGAGGTAGATTCACTGAGGGCTGTAGAGAAGTGTAGCCAGCACCCTTGCAAGATGTGGCGTATTGAAAACAAATATATGATGTTACCACTATACCCAGAGATGCACAGCCAACCCTATCAGACATTACCTGAAATATATATTCAAAACGCCTCTCTTGAAATAGCATGGACTAGAGTTTTAGATAAAGATTCTATATCAGGGTTTTATGTAATGCCCTTCTTTACTCAGGGATATGGAGGCTTTGATATAAACACAGAGATGGACTGGCAGATTGCCGAGGAGTTAATACGCACTAATAAAGTGAAATTACCGATGATTTAATGGATAATCCCTTTACAGAAGTAATAAGTAAGATAAAAGAAGATAAGCGTCAGAAAGTCCCTCTGTTAAGTGGGGAGGGTTCTGAGGTTGTCAATTACTGGCGTTTAAATCCCGTTAGATTCATAGAAGATGTATTAGGGGTCAAACTATGGTCTAAACAGGCCCAGATTTGCAACTCAGTGCGTGACAACCCACGTACAAGCGTGAGGTCGTGTTCTGCTGTAGGGAAGACGGGAGTTAGTGCTTTAATAGTGTTATGGTTCCTGTGTGCTTTCAGGCCGGCTACCGTTCTGACAACTGGTAGGAGTTTTAGACAGGTTAAAGAGCAGTTATGGAGGGAGATACGTACCAGACATGCACAATCTCGAAGACCAATAGGGGGTGAGATTACTCAGGTATCCTTAAATCTCGCGGAAGACTGGTTTGCTCTTGGGTTCTCTACTGATGAATCGGACAGAGTAACGGGGTATCATAATAGACACGTATTAGTTATCGTGGATGAGGCCAGCGGGGTCCCTGAAGAAGTTTACGGGGCTTTAGATAATCCTTTAAGTTCGGGGTGGACTCGTCAGTTAATTATAGGCAACCCTACTCAGTCGGTGGGTAAATTCAGGGATAGTTTTACTTCTGCTACTTTCAATTCGTTCCACATATCGGCATTTGATACGCCCAATTTCACCGGAGAAGAGGGCGATTTTTCTTTTTTGATTTCTAAAGAATATGTTGAAGCTAAGAAGTTAGAATGGGGGGAAGATAATCCATTATATGAAGTTTTTATTAAAGGGGACTTCCCCTCCGGTGAGACCGATAGGTTAATCCCCTTTGGGGCGGCTGAACTGGCAATTAACAGAGAAATAAAACCCGATAAAGAAGAAGAATACGCAATGGGGATTGATACAGCTAGATTTGGCGAAGATGAAAACGCCCTATATATAAGACACGGAAGTAGGGTAATTAAAAGCGTCTTCTGGAAGAAATCCGATACCGAAGCCTCTATTGGTAAAATAGTGCATGAACTAAAACTCTTAAAAGAAGCCGAAACCCCATGCAATATTATTAACATAGATGAGGGCTATAATCCAGGTATTGTTGACGGGTTGAAAGCATTAAAATACAAAGTTAATGGAATTACATTTCAATCAAAAGCTAAAAATCATAAACTATTTGCTAATGTTCGTGCTGAAATGTTCTGGAATCTTGCAGATAGATTTAAGGCAGGAACGATTGATATCCCTAACGATAAGGTATTATTAAAGCAAGTAACAGACATTAAGAAAAAACCCTTAGACAGACAGGACAAAATCATAATAGAGTCTAAGGAAGATATGAAAGCAAGGGGCTTAAAATCACCTGACAGAGCTGATGCATTAGCTTTATGCTTTATGAACCCAGTCCCTAGACCCTTGAGTATCAGGTGGGTTTAAAGGTAACGTGTCCGCTTTCACCTCCTCATAGTCTATAAATTTAACTCCTTCTAAACCTTCTTCTATGTTAGTAATTACATAATCGTGATTTTCACATAATAAATCAATGATATTAATGGATGTGCCATCTTCCAGTAACTTCTGAGCGATAGGTTTTATTACAGGTACAACGATTTTAAGTAGTATCTGGTCGTACTTGGTAAATACCTTTTTCATTTATCTTCCTCATCAGGGATAAAGACTAAATTACCTTTCCTTCCCATGTAGGAATGAGGTTCCTTGAGACCGATGAAACCAGCGAGATTAGCACCATGTAAATATGATTGGTAAACATCATTAGGTATTCCTTCTTTTATCAAAGCCTTTAGCATCGCATCTGCGCCGAGTTCAAAGGCTTGACTACCTTCTGCCCTTTGCGAAGCACTTATCATCCCTCCATAACTCCCAGCATCAAATCTATAATATTCTAATATAGTGTCTGCTAATTTAGCCTTATCGTACGGGTTCTCCCATCCTTCTTCAGGTCTCCACATATTTCACCTCCTATATATAGTTTACATCTTTTAAGTAGAGAAGTCAAACAGACGTAAAAAGGGGTAGTGGGTCAATATGCTAGAATACCCCTAGATGGCCTGAGAAACTATCTAAGGGTATTCTTTTATTTGGGGTCTTTTTATTTGACCCAGTTTGACCGGGGAGTTGTCAGAGTGGTTGATTGTACTCGACTTAAAATCGAGAGGCTGTGCGAGCAGCCCAGGAGTTCGAATCTCCTACTCCCCGCTCAAGTATTATTATAGCATATGAATAGAATTTGTCAAGTCAAGAGCGAAACTTAACTCTTAAGGGAATGGCAAAAAGGAGGCAAAATGGTTATTAATCATTCATTCGAGGAACAACTATAGAAGAGATTATAAAACTAGGTCATTGACAATGTAACCATGTTGCCATAAAATTAACACGCCCATAACTGGGTATGGTGACACGGTGTTACCGTGCAGTGTGTGCAGGCAACCCTAGGAACACGGGCACAATGGATGCCTGGAAAGGGGGTTAAATGCACATACTAAAGTTGGTTAAAATGGCAGTGAAAAGTTGGCTAACAAGAAAACGACGTAAACAAATACGCCGTATGTTACTAGCGGAGTAACTTGTCAGAGCACCGTGTCACCATTTTATATCAAACATTCATGATTTGTCAATCCCCTCTCTGATTAACTCAACCCTCATTCAAATTGACCCACTACCTTTTTCTTTATTCTCTTGATAATACTTGTAAGCTTTCATCTTGTTACATTTACGGCAGTAAGTCTCAAGGTTATCCCACCTTGTTTTATTCTTAGTAAAGTTTACTAGTGGTTGATATTTCTTACAAATAGTACATTTTTTGAGACCATTTATATATCCGTATGCACCAATACTATGTTTAAATTTCGTATGACATTCTCTACAACGACAGGATGTATGTGAGAAGTAAGTGAGTTCCTTATGGCAAACTATACAATAACTATTCATACTTTAATTATACACTAATACCATAACCCTTTTCAAGCATGGTGTATAATTATAAGTAGAGATATAAGTATACAAGCATATAAGCATATTGGTTGTCATGGGGGATAAATAAATGCATAAGCATGACCATGAGTGTGGGGAGTGCAAGCACGATTGTTTACACTACTGTTCTTGTTGTGGTAAAGTTTATTGTTGCAAATGCAAACAGGAATGGGGGAATTATAGTTATATATCTCCTTATTATCCTATAACTACTCCCAATTGGCCTAGAGACCCTTATACTTGGACTTACTCAAAGCCTACTGCCATCCCCACAACTACTACCATTCCTTACGTTTTTACCAGTGCCACAACCATAACATCTTGCGCACACAATCACTAAAAGAATATTGGGTGACATAGGGATAAATCCTAAGAGTAAATTATTACACTCTGATAAAGCAGGTGGGGGCTGGATAGTAACTTAGACTTGGCAAGTAAGACTTTTTATATAGAATACTGGGGTGGCGGAATGGATAACGCACTAAAGGGTCTGGTCGTATAGCAGAAACGTCAAACCTCACATCATTTGTGGTAACGATGTGAGTACCAGTCTAGGGTGAACGTAACGTAATATGCCTGCCACTAGGGGTCTTACGTAGGCAAATCCCTAGCCTCAGATTGATTGAGAGATACGAGATTGGCGATTTTAGATAGGTTCTTCACTAGGGTTCCTAAGAGAAAATCAAGTTCCATATCTGTCCCCTGGGAAATCCCCGATGATAGAAATACGGATGGTCTTCTGAGAGCTTATGGGGAAGTTTACTCTTTATTTGGCATTGCTTTAAGAATTGCTACAGCTGTTTCTGAAGTCAAGTGGAGATTGTATAAGGGTTCTGAGAGAAGCGAGCGTTCTCAAGTCTCCAAACACCCCATTTTAACATTACTGGATTATGCCAATAAATTCCAAACAGGTCAAGAGATTATGGAACTCACCCAGTTGCACATGGACCTGGCGGGGAAAGCCTATTGGTACTTGCCGAAGACTGGATTAAACGTACCTGGCGAAATATGGGTTATGGACCCCAATTTAGTAAAACCCATCCCCTCTAAAAGCGGGTTTATAGCAGGGTATGTTTACAGGAACGGGTTAGAGCAGATACCCTTTAGTACAAATGATATTATACGCTTCCCCATGCCCGACCCGCGCAACCAACTAGGTGGTATAGGTTATGCTCAAGCTGCTGCTATTGAACTGGACTCCGAGAATTACGCTGGTATATGGAACAGGAATTTCTTTTACAACTCTGCCAGGCCGGACGGGGCTTTAGAAACTGATGAGACCCTAACAGAAGAACAGTTTGAACAATTAAAAAGTCAGTGGGAATCCAGACATGGCGGGATTTCAAGATCACATAAGATAGCGATTTTAGAAGGCGGGATTAAATACAGACAAATCCAGGTAAATCAGAAGGACATGGATTTCTCCCAGTTAAGAAAGCAAACTAGGGAAAATATTATGTTTGCTTTTGGGATACCTCAATCCGTCATGGGGGTATCTGAGAATGTTAATAGAGCCAATGCCGAAGCGGGAGACTATACATTTGCACGATGGTTAATTAAACCACGCCTGACAAGAATTAAAAACAAACTAAATGAACAGTTAATACCGATGTTCCCACAAGCTAAAGGTGTTGAAATAGACTTTGATGAGGTAGTGCCTGAGACAATTGACCAAAAAAGGGACTTGGCTGAATCAGGGGTTAGGGCTGGGTGGTTGACAATAAATGAAGCTCGCAAGATGAATGGGTTCGATACTGCTAAAGGTGGGGATGTTTTCCTGATTCCATTTAACATGATGCCTACTCCCTCGGATGAGGAGATTGTAAAACCCGAACCGCCCGCATCACCTCCAGAAGAAGCCCCCCCCGAAGAACCAAAGTCTAAGGGGTTCTCTGAAGAGCAAAAAGAGGCTAGGTGGTTATCTTATATATTTAAAACTGGAAGGCAGGAAATTAAGTTTCAAAACGCATTTAAAACTTTACTCGATGAGCAGTCTGATGAAGTCATTTCTAATTACATAAATCATGGTGAAGCGGAATTTGATGTAGATATTTGGAACAATAGATTTAAAAATGTATTTAAAGTTTTAATAGGCTTAGTTTATGAAGATGCGTGTGAGAATGTTAAGCAACCCGACCCATACGCTTTAGAGTGGATAGAACAAAGAGCTTTAGAGATGGCAACCTCCATAAATATGACTACAAAAGCATCTCTAAGGATGGCTTTAAGGGAAGGGATAGGTCAGGGGGAAAGTGTTTCCGAGATTACACGCAGGATAAAAGGGTTCTTTGCAGAGACTTACAAAGGCAGGGCGCAGAAGATAGCTCGGACTGAAGTTATAGCAGCATCTAATGAGGGGGCTTTAAGAGGTTACGAGGACGCGGGTATAGAGAAGGCTGAATTCTACGCTGCCCTGGATGAACGTATGTGCCCAGATTGCGAATCATTACACGGTAATATTTACCCGATAGAAGAGGCTCACGGTATTATCCCAGTTCACCCCTCATGCCGTTGTACATATATACCTATTGTTTAGGAGGTTTTATGGAAACTATTTATAAAGTCCTGGAAGATTGCGAAGTTAAGAAACTTGGTGAGAGGCAATACGAATTTGTTGCTTCAACTTCTACTCAAGACAGAGATGGTGAAGTTATTAATGCAGAGGGTTGGGATACTAAGAACTTTAAAAAGAACCCCGTGATTATGTATGCCCACGATTATCATTCATTACCCGTAGGCCGAGCACCGAGGGTTTGGATGTCTGACGGGAAGTTGAAAAACACTGTTGAATTCCCACCCGAAGGAACTTATGAATTCGCTGATATTGTTGAAAGGTTAGTTGACACAGGCTATTTAAAAACTGAATCAGTCGGGTTCATACCTAAGAAGTGGGAAGATGGCGATGGTGAGAAAGCCCCCAGACGGACATATACCAAACAGGAACTATTAGAGATTTCAATTGTACCTGTTCCCTCAAACCCCGATGCTTTACGAAACGCAGTAGAGGACGGTGTGATTACAACTAAGGAATTTGAAGCTATCACAAAACCCGAAGAGACTGACGAATATATCAGGATTCCAGTAAATGATTGTAAAGTTACGGCCACAATAGATATATCCAAAAAGGAAGGTATCAAGGCTTTATATTGTGGCGAAGAAAAGCAAGTCAGAACGTATCTCTTTAAGAAAGAAGCCCCCTATAACTGGACTATGGCAAGGGCTAAGAAATGGGTAGAGGAACACAAGTCTGTAGATGATGAGATTACTAAAGTTGATAATACCACGATTGAGAATATAACCATTGAAGTAGAGGAAAAGGATAAACCAGTGAGTCAGGCTGCAATTATAGATGAACTGGATTACTTAATAAGGTGTCTTGATGACGTAGGGTTGAATGAGGATGCTATAAAGGAGGCATGGGGATTAGTGAGAAAAATTATGCGTTTGTCAGGTGACGACATACCTGTTGACATAGAAGAAAAGGTGGGGGCGGTACTGAGTAAAAAGAACAAGAACAAATTAAACCAGATTAAAAATCTGGCGCAAGAAGTGATTGACTCAGCACAAACCGAACCCGAAGCAGAACCAGAAAAAGAGGATGATAAAGCGATAACGCAGGAAATGGTAATTGATATAGTCAAGAATGCCGTGTCTAACGCTATCGCTAGAGCACAAGGTAAAGTTTAACAGGAGGTAAAATGGAAACTTTAACATTAGAACAAATCGCAGAAATAGCAACTAAGGCAGCTAATGAAGCGGTTGAAAAATTAAAGGAGCCGGAGAAAAAGGAAATTCACGTAGAGGTCATTGCTAACCCTGAAGATAAGTTACTGAAAGACCCGAAGGGTGGCTTTAAGAGTATGGGGCACTTCTTTACTGACCTCATCAGGGCAGAGGGTCCAGGCAATGCTCCCCCGCAAACCCTCAAAGACTACGATAGGGCACTCAGAAAGACAGCCGGATACATGGAAGAGGGCGACCTTAGTCAGGGTGGCTATTTAGTCCCCGAAGAGTTCAGGGCGGTTCTTTTACAGACAGCTATGGAAACTTCCATAGTGAAGTCAAGGGCAACAAATATCCCGATGGCAACCAACAGAGTTGTCATACCAGCCTTGATAGATGACGACCATTCCACTGATTATTTTGGTGGGGTTGTTATCTACAGGACAGAAGAGAAGGGTGAAAAGACTCCCAAGAATCCAGTATTCGGTAAAATTGGGCTGACCTTACACAAATTAACAGGGTTATGCTATATAACTGATGAACTTTTAACGGATTCAGTTATATCTATTGAACCTATAGTTAGAAGCACATTCGGACAGGCCATAGCGTTTGTGCAGGACTACGACTTCTTGAGGGGGTCTGGTGCTAACCAGGCACTGGGAGTTTTCAATGCAGCCAACCCTTCACTCATCACGGTATCCAAAGAAACGAACCAGGTAGCCGACACCATTGTCTTTGAGAACATCGTTAAGATGTGGCAGAGAATGTACCCTGCCGGACACGCAAAGGCAGTATGGATAGCCAACATCAATTGTTTCCAGCAGTTGGCTTCAATGAGCCTGCCGTCTGGTACTGCTGGGGTGCCCGTATGGATGCCTGCCGGTGGTATTGCCGGAGCACCATTCCAGACCCTGATGGGCAGACCTCTAATCTTCACCGAGAAAATGGCCACGCTAGGTGACCTGTATGACATAGGCTTAGTTGACTTTTCTCAATATCTTATCGGTGAAAAGGGTGGTGGAGTTAATATGGCTTCATCTATCCATGTCAGGTTCATCTATGATGAGGTTGCTTTCAGGTTCGTTATGAGGTATGATGGCCAGCCTTGGTGGCTCTCTACACTAACCCCGAAGGCGGGAAGCACCTTGAGTCCGTTTATCACTTTGGCCGAGCGTGCCTAGTTTAATCTAATAAGGAGGAAATGAAATGGGAGTATATACATTTAGTCAAGATAATCTGATAATCCCGCTGAACTTAGCAGGTGCAACTGCTGGGACTGCTGCCGAGATGGATTCCTTTAACATGAGGGGGTATGACCAGGCAACTGTAATCTTCACTCAAAGTGCCTCAGTAGCTGGGAATAATGTGCTAACAATGGAGACTGGTGCTTCAAATAGTGCGGATACTAGTGATGCCACATTCCATTATAGGTGGGGTAGTGCTACTGTTGGTGCTTCTAACTCTGATAAATTAACCGCTGATGCCACAGCCTCTACCCTGACCATGACAGCTACAACCTATCAGGGCAAGATGCTAGTCATAGAACTGCACGCTGACGAACTGCCCAAGTCCGGTGAAACAGTCTATTCTTGGGTAACTCCAGACATCGATGGCACTGCTACTAAGGGTTTTATTAGTGGGATTGCAATCCTAAGTAAACCCCGCTATGCAAAGGCTGTAATGCCTACAGCTGTCAGTTAAGGAAGAGAGGGATGATGAGAGTTTTCATGTTTGGTTGTCCTATTGAATATAGTGATGAACCAATCAAGCCTAAAAGAAAATATAGGCGGAAGGGGACAAAAGCCCCTTCCGCCCCACGGAAAGATAAAATGGTGCATAGTGCGCCTATTGTAAAAGGGGGAACCACTCCCTAATAAACTATAAGTATGGAGGAATCAAATGGTAGCTAATGTTAAATCAAGCTGGAGGTCGGGTAATCTGGTCTTTGAACATGTTGTGTCCGGTGCTGCAATCCACTATGGAATCAGTGGCACAGGGTTAGATGTTAAATTCTGGGGAGACACAGCCAGCGTATACATGATGTGGGATTACAGTGCGGATAATTGGGTCTGTGCATCTCAAACCCATATAGATATGGCCGCCGATAAAGCTATGTTAATCTTTAAGGCTGGTAGTGCTTGTGGTGATAGCCCAACAGCCGATGCGGAAACAGGGTGGCTTAACGCATATATTACTTCTGAAACTGCCACAAATCTAGTCTATATACCGTACTATACTACTTAAAAAGGAGGAAACAAATGCCTGTAGCTAATGTGAAATCCAGTTGGCAGTCTGGGAATTTAGTCTTTGAGCATGTAGTTTCCGGGGCTGCTATTCATTACGGGGTAAATGGTACGGGTCTTGACGTTAAGTTTTGGGGTGATACGGCTAGTGTATATATGCTTTGGGATTACAGTGCGGATAACCTAGTTTGTGCATCACAAACGAACATAGATATGTCGGCTGCTAAGCCCATGTTAATCTTCAAAGTTGGAACTTCGGCAAGTTCTAACCCAACGACTTATCCTGAAGCTGGTTGGCTTAATGTGCATATCGCCACTGACGCAGCGTCTTCTATAGTCTACGTACCGTACTACGTTTCATAAAATAAAAGGAGGAGTTAACGTTTGAAAGGGAATGATGTGAAAGACTTAATCTTGTTAGCAAAGGGGCACACAAGAAGGGAGTGCCCATTCGATGGAGCCGAAGTGTGGGGAGTTAATGATGTCGGTAGTTTCCCCGAATTCAAGGGGAAAAAGATTGACAGGCTATTCACCTTTGACCCAAGGTCGGATGAGTTCATCAAAGATATGAAGGCAGTAGCCCCTATTACCAGTTGGCGTGATTATGCTGATGTCAAATACCCGATAGATGAACTAATTGAACACTTCGGGACCAGGTACTTTACCAACACAATAAGTTTTATGGTTGCCCTGGCCATCTATGAGGGGTTCACTCGTATTAGAATGTATGGGGTGGATGCTCCCTATGGGGGTATCTACTTCATGGAAAAGAGTGGTCTTGAATACTGGATAGGCAGAGCGCAACAAGCTGGTATGGAGATAATACCCTGTAAAGAATCACATATCTTAAGAACCCATGATGACCAGTTGTATGGGGAGAGAAAAGGGAAAAGGCTCATCCCTCTTTATTTATCAGAGCGTATGATAATCATAAATACATTACCAACAAAGGGAAACTATGATACGATTTACCGTTCTGGTCTTGTAAGGTGGTTCGTTGGCCTGAAGGATAAGGAGCGCATAGAGCACAAGGTTGAACTCGGCCATAGTACGGAAGGGCATTTAGCTTATAAGTGTGACCACGAATTCCTCACCAAAGTCTATTTCACGGAGTGGGCACTTGAATACCTGATAGACTTGCTAAGGAATATGGAAAGAGAAGGGAAATTACCAATCAATATGGTCTCTGTCTATGAGAAGTTAGTTCTCTGTAACACACCTGATAAGGTAGGGGACACTAACGAAAAGGAAGTTAGGGTTTCCTATATCTTGCCCACCAAGAACAGGGAAAATATCATCAGGAAATCCTTAGAAGATATCAGAAAACTCCTTACACCAAAAGATGAATTGATTGTCGTTGATGGGAGCACTAACAATGATACATTGAAAGTTCTTGAGGAATATGCGGATGTAATAACTAGAATTATTCCCGTAGAAAATGATGGGCATGCTCATGGTCTTAACATAGGTATTATGGAATCCAGAGGTGAGTATGTCAAACCACTTGCTGATGATGATGTAGTTTCACCGGAGGAGATGGAGAGGGCGATAGATTATTTGAATGAAAACAGGGATATCGACCTGCTCGTTTGTGGGGGTGTCAAGCAACAGGGCGTACATCAGTTCGTAACAGTAGCCCCAAAGAATTACGGTCATGACGTAAAGGATGTATTCACATACGGGGCTTGCATGGTTGGGTTTATACATAGACGTGATTCATTTAGTAAGTTAGGACTGTATGACACTTCTTATGTTGATATTGACCAAGAAATTGCAACAAGGGCAATTAGCATGGGACTTAAAGTTAAATTCTTCCCGGGTAAGCATTATTTCCATGCTACTCATACAAACAGCACCGGGTATCTTCAATTAGCTCAATGGAATAAGGACAACCGTAATCTAATAAAACAATATTGTCCTAGAGTTTTCTACTACAAGTATTTAATAGGCAATAAGATTCGCTCTTTCAAATCCAATATAAGGGGATGGCTTACTTCTTAAGAGGATAATGTGAAACACTTTACATTAAAGAGACTGCAAAGCGATAAGGATGATTTGGAAAAACAATACCAGAATCTTAAAAGACAACATAAAAACATTGGGGAACAAGCATTGATGGTTCAGGGGGCTATCAAATATATCAATCAAACGATAGAGAAGTTAACCGGGGAATAGCTGGTCGGAAACGGCCAGCACATCATCCCTAAGGCGGGGGGTGAGATTCCCCCCGCCTAATAGTAAGGAGGTATTAAATAAATGAGTATAAGACCTAATTCTATAACTAGAATGACTGCCACGGGCGATTTAACGGGTGGTCCCGCAGAGCTTCTATGGTTGAACATAGCTAACAGTGCCACGCTCGGCCTGGCTGCGTCCTTATTTGACGCCTCAACCCCTACTAGTGGGGCAAGAATGACTATCGAAGTAGGGGCGGATGATACATACTTCGCCCACTTTGGAAGTGGCTATATCTGGAATACCAAAGTCCATGTTGGGACAGTGGACGCAGGATTAATAATTACAGGTGCTTTTGTAAGTGCATAAATAAAATGACATTTAATTTTACGTTAAACAATGATTAAAAAGGTTCGTGAACAAGCGGTTGTTGAAAGAACTCATTGTCCTAGATGCGATTATCCTTTATACAAAAAGTCTGATGGGGCTTTACGATGCCAATACTGTGGGGCGAATTATCCCCCGAGGAAATGATGAAGAAGGAAGGGGTTTATTTCTTACTAGCGTTCTACATGGTTATAGTAGCTACAATTTGCATGATTAAATTTTTAATAGGTTAAAATGTCATTTGAAACTCTATTAAATATGATTAAGAAGGTTCGAGAGCAAGAGGTTGAAGAACTGACCTTATGCCCCGATTGCGATTATCCTTTAAGTAAAAAGACTGACGGAACTTTACACTGTCTATACTGTGGGTATTCATGGCCGAGGAGAATTAGTAATGCCAGAAATCGGTGAGATAAAAGCGGGTAAGTATATAGGGTATAGCCCATTTTCAGATAATAGATATATCTGGCTCGCCTGTATTGATTGTGGCAAAAAACGATGGGTTGGTTACTCAAGCCTTAAGCGTTCTAACTATCATGGCAGATGCAAAAGTTGTGATGCCAAAGCTATACCAAGACCATCGCAATATAGAGGGAGGCATTTATCAACCGAGGGTTATGTCATGGTTCAACTTCCCCCAAGTGATTTCTTCTACCCTATGACTGAAAAGACAGGATATATAAAAGAGCATAGGTTGATTATGGCAAGACATTTGAAAAGATGTTTGATGCCATTTGAGGTGGTGCATCATAAAGAAAAGCCAATTAATGATAATCGCATAAGCAATCTATCTCTGGAAACTGCTGGAAGTCATGTTGCTTATCATAATAGTCATGGGGCATATAGGGGGCGTTAGATGAATTTATATGCTGATGTAACAACTTTGAAGAGTAGCGCCTATTTAGATAAAAGTGCCACGACTGATAATTTATACCTCCGTGACCTATTAGAAGCATCTTCACGAATGGAAGACGATTACACAGGAAGGCACTTCTACGCCTATAACGGCACTCAATATCTCGATGGTGCCGGTACTACGATGTGGACTCCTGATATCCTTTCTATATCTACATTAAAAACTGACGAAGATGATGACGCAACCTTTGAAAATACCCTAAGTGTTAATACGGATTATTATTTATACCCCTTGAATTCAGTCGTAAAGACAAGGGCGGTGATTAGAAACCAGGGTTCTTATTCGAGTTTTGCCAATGGTATCAGAAAGGGTGTGGAGATTACAGGTGTGTTTGGTTATGGGAATGGAACATCATCCACCCCCTATGTTGATAGTGGTCTTATCTTATCCTCTTCTATAGGTGCTACGGATACCACATGCACTGTTAGCGCGAGTGGTAATTTTTCCATAGGCCAAACTTTATTAATGGATAGCGAGCAATGTTATATAGACAATATGTCTTCAAGCACCCTAACAATAGAAAGAGGTATAAACGGAACGTCAGCTACCACTCATTCTGCTACAACTACACTTTACATATACGAATATCCAGAACCTATTAAAGAGGCATGTTTAATTCAGGCTATGCGGTGGTGGTCACGTAAAGATTCAGCCTTTGCGGATGTTGTCGGAGTGCCTGAACTCGGAACTGTAATAGCCAAGAAAGGGCTTGACCCGGACGTGATAGAAATCTTGAGACCTTATAAGAGATATGCTTAAATGTGAGGCAATAAATGAGGATTGGGAATGTTCTCACCGCAATGGGGACAATAGAATGGCAAGTCGAGAAGTGGCTCAAAAGACCCCGACTTTACCAACTTATTGCAATAAGGACATTTAATCTGGAATAATTCCAACCTTATTACCTTATCCATATTTGTATAATAGCACGAAAATATAGAGATGTCAAATGCTTAATTTTAAAATTGTAGGATTAGACAAATTAAATAAAAAGCTCGGTGAAGGTATTAAAAAACCTTTAATCAGTGGTATTAAAAAGATAGTCTTCACTTTAGAAGGAGAGACAAAAGTTGCCACACCTGTCGGGTTAAGTGGTGACTTGAGTTCGTCAGAATTTTCTAAATATGGTGCTACTGAGGGTATGGTAGGAACGAATAAGGAATATGCACCTTTCGTAGAATATGGGACACAATACATGGAGGCTAGGCATGTTACTAGGAATAATCAGACAAGGGTTCTCGGTCAAGGGATGTTCTCTTTCGGTTTAGAGCAATTAAAAAAGAAAATGGGTAATTTATTAAAAGGTATTGCCATTAATATAGAAAATAGGTGGGGTAGTTAATGTCTATTGAATCAATCGGCACGGCTTTAGGGGTTAAACTTGAAGGCATATCAGGTCTGAGAGTCTACAATCCTGCTGAGTTGCCTAAAAGTATAAAAGAGTTTCCCTGTGCTTTAATCATGCCAGGTGAGATAAATTACCATGACACGATGGGGGGAGCTTCTTATTTAACGATTAATTATAGAGTTATTATAGCGGTCTCAAATCAAGACCAGCCGGATAAATTAAATAAACTAATGGACTACATAGAACCAACAGGAACGTACTCAGTAGTGGCGAAGGTAGAGGCGGATGGGACGCTTGGGGGCACGGCTTCTGATTGCATAGTATTAAGTAATGCAGGAGTAGGGACTACGATGTGGGGTGGCATAGCTCTTTTGAGTACGGAGTTTGTAGTACAGGTCTTTTCATAGGGGGTTAATATGGGTAGAACTCACGCTAAGAATTCTGAAATATTTGTAGATGAATTTGACTTTTCAGGTTTAGTAAATGCTATAGATATAGCTATAGAAAATCCTGTGGCAGAGGTTACGGCATTCAGTGATACGGATGCCACATTCGTAGATGGGAAACCAAGTTTCTCTATTACACTCAATGGTTTATATTCTACCGATTATGATGCCGAGATGTTTGCTGATTTAACTTCTTCAAACAGGTTACTTACAGTTTCACCAGGGGATTCCGCTACAGCAGGTGGGGTAGCTTATTTCGGACAGGGGGATATCACTTCAAGGCCTATAACATCAAACATAGGTGAGGCCATTCTTTTAAATACAACATGGAATGGTAATAAACCATTGACCAGAGGGAAAATTCTTTACAGAGGGATTGCCACCGCCAGTGTAGCCGGTACGGGTTATCATTTGGGTGCGGTTGCATCAACAGAACAGTTAATAGCTTTCCAGCATGTTATGAGTGCGACTGCTGGTACTACATTGATTACCATTATAGAAAGCGATAGCACTTCGGCTTTCGGTATTGCTTCCACGGCGGTAACATTTACCACAGTTTCCACTTCCGATATTGCTGAAAGGAAAGCTACTGCCGGGGCTATGACAGATACATGGTATAGAACACACATGGAAATAACAGGCGCATCGGCATCTTATGACATATTAGTGGTTGCGGGGATAGCACCCCTCGGCTCATCTTAGGAGGTAAATATGGCAAGGACATTTGGGGGTAACGCAGATTTTACTCTTGGGGCTACAGCCTTAGAGTCCTGGCTTAATTCTATAACGATGAATGTGGATGTCCCTGTTTCGGAAATAACTGCATTCTCTGATACTTACCAGAATGTGGTGGCGGGAAAGAAGAATGTCACACTAGAATTAGCGGGTGTATTAGATACAACTTCGGCTGCTGCGGATGCTATTATCTTTGGGTGTATTGGGAAAGGGGTTGCAACTATGACGTTTAAGCCTCTTGGGTCTACAACTGCTTATTACCAAACTTCATCATCGGGATTAACGGGGACTCTGGTAAAAAGCTATTCAATATCATTACCTGTGGGGGATAAAGGTAGTTTCACCGCATCTCTACAGGATTCAGCAAGCACGGTTAGAAAAACCGCATAAGGAGGAATTATGGCAAGAGCACATGGGAAAGACGCAAATTTTGCATTCGGTACAGCAACAAAACTAGAGAATGAGGTTAATGCGGTAACGCTAAACTTTGATGTCCCAGTAGCAGAAATAACCGCATTCAGTGATACTTATCAGAATGTAGTGGCGGGAAAACCAGCAGCCACCATTGATATCGCAGGGGCATGGCAATCAACAGCCACGGGGGGGGATGCTGTAATATTCGCTGCTTTAGGTGGGGCAGCCTTGAATTATGACTTTGAACCCGATGGCACTACTGGATATGATGGTTATGCTGTCCCGACTAACTATTCAATTACAGCTAATACAAACGATGCCATTAAATACACGGCTACATTCCAACATAACGGTAAGAATGCTGCGATAGATGGCAGTGCACCGAGCAGAGCCTAAATTAAGGAGGGATGATGAGTAAAATACCAACCAGGAAAGTCAAGAGCGATGACTGTGTAATCCATATAGGGCGTGAAGTGGATGTCAAGACACAGGAAATAACCAGTGAGGGGGAAGCCTACTACGTCCACAAAGGTGAGTGGGTAGAGATTATCCCCCTATTCTCCGTTAGACAATACATAGCGTGGAATAAACTTAGAAACTCGCTTACGGGCAATGAAGATGCGATGGAGAGAGCTTTAGATTCACTTTGCAAAGAACTTTCTAACAAGGTTGTGAAGTGGAACTGGACAGACAATGAGGGGAATAAACTACCTCAACCTTATAAGAAACCAGAAATTATTATGGACTTGAATGAGGAGGAATTAATCTGGCTGAGTACGGCCTTAGTTGAAACTCAAGGTCAACGAAAAAACGCCTCTACGCCCTCGGCTTAGAACTTATTGACGAGGGCAATCAGACACCAGAGAGTTTATTAAGTGTAATATGTGAGAGTTTTAATTGTCTACCTAGTGAAGCATTAGAGGAAGACCCTCAAATGATTATCGCTATACTAGAATGTAGATTAGCTCAGGAAGCTAAAAGACAGTTCAATGAAAACGCTGGCAAATTAAGTGGGAATGCTGCGGATTTGTGGGCTGAGATAAATATAGGATTAAAGAGGAGGTAGTATTAATCTGGTGGTCTTATTACTATTTCCCAATCATTAATATTAGCTGCGGAAACTTCAACGTAATATTCTCCTACCCCAGCATAACTATATGTTGTCCCGCTAGTATCGCTTGGGAATAGACAGGATTCTACATTAAAAAGGGTTTCACCTCTCGGATAGATATAAAATGAAAACATTGCCCATTCTGGCTCGCCCGTAGTGTAAGACCAATCAATAATCCATTCTTCTGTAGTTACGGTGAATGGTGGCGTTTTCCTGTCCCCGCTACCAGTTAATACAATGGGTTCAAAAATGATTTGTGGTTCAGGTTGTGTGATTGGAGAAAGAATATCTTGTTGCTCAGTTGATTCGATTATTACTGGTTCAGTAGGCGTTGGTGCAAGGGTAACATCTAACGGGATGGGGGATATATTCTCCTCACAAGATAAAGGTATGAGAACGATAAATATAATCGGTAATAAAAATTCTAATCCCCTCATATTCCAACCTCCCTATTAAGTATAAAACTATTTAAAGGATTTGTCAATGGCTGAAGCTGCTAAAGAAGTGGTAGGGGAAAGGTTTTAGAGTTATGGCTAGTATGGCAAACACAACAAAGCGTAATGAGATTATGCAATTTATTGGCTTGTTCCCAATCCCCATTAAATTCCCGAAAGGGAATGATGTGGTGAACATCAAGTCTGACTTGCCTTGTCTTTTTGTGGCAATGTTGGCAATGATAGTCATCTCTCTTAAGGGCAAGTTTACGATGGCTAGGCCAAGTAGGGCCATAATAAGGCTCATATCCACCTTTATAACCTGGATGGTTTTCTGGCTTCATTCTAATAAATTTATACCAGCAATTCAGCGAGCAAAAACGTGCGATACGTTTTCTAGAGTAAGCATGACGGGATACCTCGAATTCCTCACCACAGAATTCACAGATATTTATAATCAATGGTTTTCTAAGTTTCAGAACAGGCTTACCAATTTTTGCTTTACTTATATGTCGCCCCCATTTAACAGAGTGAGGGAGAAGACGCCCTTTATAACGGATAGCCTTACATTTTGTAGAGCAAGTAGCATATTTCCCGATTGCCGAAGGATAAACATAAAACGATTTTCCGCATACAGAACATATTTGGTTAATACCTTTAAGTGCTTTGCCCTTACCTCTCATAATACTAATTATAGCATACGAGTCATACATTAGCAAATTATAATCCTATTGGAGGAAATTTAAATGGCAGATGCAGCCAAGCTTGCTATATCCATATCGGCAGATGACAAGGCAAGTGCTGTAATGGGTCGTCTGCAAAATAGTTTGGGCGGTCTTAGGAAGGCTGGCATGGCTATGACAGCCGCTGGTGGGGCAATTGTAGGAATCTTTGGCATGGCTGGCAAATCTGCTGCTGAATTTGAGGGCGGGATGCGAGAAGTAAACTCCATGATGGGGTTAGGGCAAGCTGAATTTCAAGCTATGTCTGACCAAGTATTAGACTTATCCAAAGATATAGGGGTGGACGCCGTTGCTTCAACCAAGGCATTATATCAAGCTATTTCCGCTGGTATGCCAAAAGAGAATGTTGTTGATTTTATGGCAATAGCCACTAAAGCTGCTATTGCCGGTGTGACTGAAACTGAAGTTGCCGTTGATGGTCTAACCACTGTAATGAACGCCTTTAAACTCCCGATGAGCGATGCCCAGAAAGTGGCCGACATTATGTTTACCACTGTCAAGGGTGGTAAAACCACATTAGAAGAGTTGGCGGCTTCAATGTTTAATGTTGCGCCTATCGCTGCTTCTGCGGGGGTAGAGTTTGGAGTTGTATCGGCAGCATTGGCTACCATGACGAAGCAAGGTGTTCCTACAGCACAAGCTACAACCCAACTCAGGCAAGCAATGGTAGCATTAATGAAACCAACTGTAGATATGGCAACGATAGTAGATAAGTTGGGCTATGCTTCAAGCAGAGCAATGCTTGACGAACTTGGCCTCGCTAAAACACTGGATACTCTCCGAGAAGCAACTGGTGGCAGCGATGAAATGCTTATGAAGATGTTTGGCTCCGTAGAGGCTGGTTCAGCAGTATTAGCATTAACAGGGAAGAATGCTGAAATGTTTGCGGCTGATTTAGTAGCTATCAAATCGGCAACAAAGGGGGCGGGCGCAGCCACCGATGCCTTTAATGAAATTAACAAGGGTGCAGGGCGACAGTTTGAGGCAATGAAAGAGAAGATGAAAGGTGTGCTAATTTCCCTGGGGCAGCAATTCATCCCACTGGTCACAACACTCGCCACTAAAATTTCCGGGGTGGTTGAGAAAATTATAGCATGGATGAAAGAAAATCCCCAATTAGCCAAGATGATTACTTTAGTTGCTGGCGCAATTGGGGTGTTGATGCTAGCCCTCGGCCCGCTTTTAGTTGTGTTGCCTGGTATTGTTGCCGCCCTCCCAGTTCTAGGGGCTGCCTTTGCTGCTATAACGGGTCCGATAGGGATTGTGGTTGGAGCGATAGCAGGATTGGTTGCTATAGGTGTATTAGTTTACAAAAACTGGGATACGATTAAGGCAAAGACTGTTGAAATATGGGAAAGTATTGTTGATTTCTTCAAAGGGATTCCGGAGAAAATAGGGGCTGCATTCTCTACAGTAAAAGATATTATTTTATCACCTTTCAGGGCTGCGTGGACTGGTATTGGTATTGGCCTAAACTGGCTGATAAACCAGATAAACAAAATCAAGTTTACTTTTCCTGATTGGATTCCAGGTATTGGGGGTAAAGGATGGGAAGGGTTTAATATCCCTGCGGTAGAATTACCCTCATTCAAAAACGGAGGTATAGTCCCTGGCATGATAGGGCAACCAGTTCCGATTCTAGCACATGGTGGTGAACGGGTTAGCTCCAATGGTGGCGGTACGCCTGTTTTCAATATCTATGTCGCAGGTTCTATATTAACCGAGAGAGATTTAAGGGACACATTAAGAGAAGCATTTATCGACATTAAGTTAGCGAATACTACAACAGGATTTTAATTATGGCTACTTTAACTTTAAGACCTAATGATACGGGGAGTGAGACAAGCATTTCTTACCAATATCCTAACTCAACTTATCATTGGGATAAAGTAGATGATGTAACTCCAGATGAAGACTCAACCTGTGTTTACAATGTCCTTGTTACGTCATATCAGAGAGACTTGTATAACCTTCCCGTTTCCGGTGGCTCTGGGGCAATCGAGTTCATCAGGGTTTATTTCCGATGTTACGACCCTGAGAAAGTGAGTTATGCCAAAGCGTCTATAAAGAGTGGCTCAACGGTAACTGACGGTACGGAACAATCTATTACTGACACCTGGACTACTTATTCGGAAAGATGGGATATTAACCCCGATACAAGTATAGCATGGACGTGGGTGGACATAGATGCCCTACAGATTGGCGTGTCTCTTAAAAAAGCTGAGAGTGGTGCTGCATTTTGCACTCAGGTCTATGTTGAAATTGTTACAATGGAAGGACATTTAATGCGTGATACACACAGTGGGTCATACTATTATAGAGGTGCAGGGCCTACAAGGTCCTGAACGTGAAGGACAACTAATACAAAATTCTAAGGAGGTTTAACATGTCAGCCGGAAGTTGGCTTTTTACTAACACAGGGAGAACAAGTCTGATAAATGGAACATTTGATGTAGATACAGATGCTTTCAAGATGGCATTGTTCACAAGTTCCTCAGACATAGGGGCAGCCACAGCATCCTATCCAGCGAGCAATGAAGTTGCACAGGCTAATGGATATCTCACAGGTGGGGTATCTGTTGATTTAATTCTAACAGGTACTACCGCTGTAAAGTGTGATGTGAGCACTGACCCAATATGGACGGCAAGCGGGGGTTCACTTGTAGCACGTTGGGGAGCACTTTACGAAGTGAGTGGTAATGTACTTTGCTACGCCTTACTTGATTCAGCATCAGCCGATGTCACCGCTACTGATGGGAATACCCTGACTGTTGCGACTCATGCGAATGGCGTGTTCACTTTGTCCTAAGCAAAGGCCCAATCCTATGAAATGTAAAGACTGTCTTATATGGCATACTTAGCTAACTGGTCTTATCGTAAAGCGATTGTCGTAGCGCATACCGATGATGGAGCACAGGCCAATTACCAGCTTAAACTATTAGTAGGTGAATCATCGGGAGCAACTGGCGAGCAGGTTGACTGCGGGGGTAAGGTTGCCTCAGACTTTGACGACCTTCGCTTTACTGCTGATGATGGCACAACCCTGCTAGACTATTGGATTGAAAGCATTACAGGTGCTTCGCCTAACGGTCTAGCCACTGTCTGGGTTGAAGTACCTTCTATCGCTGCACACCCTGACGATACCACTATCTATATGTACTACGGCGGCACTGAAACAGCAGTTACATCTGGGGCAAATACATTCATAGTCTTTGACAACTTTGAGCGTGGCAATGACGGCGATACAGTAGGTGGTGATTGGACAGAGATATCTGCTCATGTCCATATCTCTACCGAACAAGATATCGGGGATGTTGCTGGATATACTGGCACACGGTCAGCTAAGTTTATAGGTTCAGACCCATCCCCGCAAGCAACTATTCCTGTCACCTTTAGTGCTAAAAATGCCATACGATTTAGGTATTATAAAGAGACTGCGCCTGTAATATATTTCTACCATCAGGCTGGGGCAGGAAGTTATTTGAGGATTACCCAGTTTGATGCAGCAGAAGACATATTCGTCTATGATGGTGCATCTTATGTTGATACTACCTTGAATTGTCTTGCAGATACATGGGGATATTGTGAGATATACAACTTTGCCGCTAACACCATTGACCTTAATGTGGATGAGAATGTAAAAACTGGTTGCGATATTACAAATACATTTGATTATGCTATTAACGTATTTAAGGTTCTTGGAGACCTTGTTGCAACAAGGGATACATGGATTGATGATTTTATAGTCCGCAACTGGACTGCCAATGAGCCGACATGGGGGAGTTTTGGTGGAGAAGAAGTCGTAGTAACCCCTGACACTTTGAAACTTACCCTCACCACCTATGCCCTGGATGTCGGCATTGATTTCGTGGTAACCCCCTCAACTCTGGCACTTACCTTAATAACTTATGCATTGGAAGTTTATGTTATAAATGGTTCTACTTTCCCTTATAAATTCCCTATAACATTTCAACTGGATAACTGTGAAGTAAGAATAGGATTTGATTCTGACCCGATGGATGCCACCCAGACTTGGACTGATGTATCCAGAGATGTTCAAACAATTTCTATTAACAGGGGTAGACAGCATGAATTGGATAGGTTTGAGGCAGGCGAGGCGATTATTGTTCTAAGGGATACTTCTTATTGGTTCTGGCCTGACAATACGCAAGGTGCTTATTACGATAACGTAAAGATAGGTAAAGCCGTCAACATAAACCGTACTCACGAAGGTGTACTTTACCATTTATATACAGGATACATAACATCAATAACCCCTGGGTGGACAGGACAACCTAATATCGGACCTAACGTGACAATCAGGTGCGGAGATTTTATCAATAATCTATCTCACACTTTACTTAACGATGCTTCAGGATACGACCAGGAGTTAAGCGGTACTAGAGTAGGGAACGTCCTTAGTGATGCTTCATTCCCTTCAGGGGATATAGATGCAGATGTAGGGCAGGAAAATATGATATCTTCCGGGGCGTTAGCTAATGTAAATGCCCAGACCCATTTACTAAGCGTCATGGAATCTGAAATAGGGGCTTTCTACATGGCTGCTGATGGAGACGCACAGTTTGAAGATAGGTCTCACAGAAACGCCTCCCCCCATGATACCGCGCAGTCCATTTTTGGTGACGACTCCGGTGAGATGCAATACACTGACGTTTCATTCACTATGGATAACAAGTTCCTCTATAATGAGATTAGATTAAACCGATCCGGTGGTACTGAGCAGACAGCCTCCGATGCTACATCACAAACAACCTATGGCACAAGGACACTATCTAAAACAGGTCTATTATTAACTTCCGATGTGATAGTTGATATCTATTGTGATTTCTACCTTTCAAGATATAAAGACCAGGGTAATGTAATGAGGCTTAGAAGTATCATTATCAACCCTCAAAGCGACCCTGATAATCTATGGCCGAAGGTTTTAGGTTATGAGATTTCTACCAGAATTACCATTAGATTGAACTCAGGGTATGTTGATGGTGATTACTTTATAGAGGGTATCCAGCATACCTACGATAATCAAACAAAACTATGGACTACCAAGTGGATGCTAAGTGACGCTACCAGTTACTACCCCGCTCAGAGTCCTTTAGAGGAAACTATAAGGCCAAACGCTGCGGGAGATTCTACACAATGCCTTGCTGTCGGGACTTCGCCAAACTGGGAATGTGTCAATGATTCTACGGCGGATGATGCTACAACATACGTTAGAGGGCAAAACGAGACTGGCACTGTCGCATGGTACAAAGACCTCTACAATATGGGGGTTACTAATTATTCTTCGGGAACTATAAATAGTGTTAAATTCTATACACGATATAAGCATGATAACGCACCAACATATGTCCCATTGATAGTCAAAACGAATGGCACAGAGTACACACCGCTAGGAACAAAGGCAGCGGGTCTACCCACGATAAACTGGACAACAGAGAATTATACATATACCACTAACCCAAAAACAGGTTTAGCCTGGACGTGGGCTGAAATAGCAGCTTTACAGGTGGGTTGTACACTAGGGACAGGTTCGATTAGTGGTTATAACTATGTCACTCAGCAATATGCAGTAGTAAATTACACACCTACATGGTAAGGAGTTAAAATGGCCAATTCATTTGTTATTGGAGAAATCAGACGTGGATATGAGATAGGCAAACTAGACCAGCGGCGAGGTTATATTTGGCAATCATGTGAAATTTGCGAAACTCTCAATTGGGCTAGAATTCATAAAGGAAAGCCCTATTCCAAAAGATGTATGAAATGCGCCAATCGTGAAAGGTTAATAGGCAAAAAGAGAGAGCAATCTATCGCTTGGAATGGGGGCAAATCTCGTAGTGGAGGTTATGTAAAAGTACTAATGCCCGAAAACCCCCGTGCTGATGTAAAAGGATATATGTTTGAGCATATCTATGTATGGGAAACTATTCACCAAATGCCCGTGCCTGATGGTTATGTTATACATCATTTGAATGGTATTAAAAGTGATAATCGCCCTAAAAATCTATGCGCCATGAAAAAAAGTTTACATATAGGTCAGACCCAACCGTACAAAAAGAAAATAAGGGAATTGGAAGTAGAAATTAAATTACTACGGAATGCTCTAGAAAACAATCAAATGATTTTCAATATAGGAGAGAATTAATATGAGCAATTCTTTAGCGCATACTACTCAGGGGACGACCCTAACTCAAGCGGAATATGAGGGGACTTCGGGGACTCATATAGTATCAATCGAGCACCACACCGCTAGTGATACACTTACAAAAGAAGAAACACTTTCGTTTCATACCAATCTAGGGGCTACCGCTTCTGTATCTTTAGCTTTACCACAGGATGCTGCAACAGGGTGTTTGTTTTCGTTTAGCGTGATGGCAAGTTTTGGATTAATAATAGACCCTGGCGCAGCCGGCGGGATTTATATAAATGGAGCAAAGCAGGGAGATGATGCCCATATCTGGGCGGATGCTATAGGAGAGTCCATAACGCTAGTCAATGATGGTAATGGAGATTGGGCTTCCCTATTCATGAGTGGAACTTGGGGTGTAGTAAGTTAGGAGTTGATATGAATAAATTAACACCAGCGAAAAGAGACCAATATTTAATAGAACTTTATACTGCTGTTTTAGGAGTACCGGGTACGGATGATAAAGGTATGGCTGGCGATATTAAGGAGTTAGAAAAACATACCAAAAGACAAAACGGCAGGATTTCAAAGAATACAATTTACATCGTAGCTTTATTCGGACTCATGGCTGGTCTGGGTCTATTGGAAGGTACTGGGATTATACATCTCTTTGGAGTTTAACTATGAGTGAGTGTCCCCGTAGTCTGCCCTATTTGCTATCAGAAAAACCCTTTTAGATACAAGACTGAAGATGATAGATTCAGATATTGGGAGTGCCGTTTTTGCGGACACATAGAGATACAACGTCTTGTTAATAAGGATGATTTAGATACTGAGTGGGATGTTTAGTCCCCTCTTATACTACCAGCAATTCGATTCCCTAATACATCCACCCCGGCACCAGCTACAAAGGCGATTACTATGTCCATTATTGATACCGCCCCTGCCAACTGATAACCTACGGCAAAGACACCACCTGCTACTAAAGCACGTATTACGGAAGAAGCAAACTTACGCCCTACAAATGGTTCGCCTGAATCAAGCCACCCCATAATAGCTGCTGCCAATCCCCCACCACATGCTGCCAATGCTACATAAAGAATCCCCATTTTACCCTCCTATAAACCTTATTACTGACCCTTGCTTTGATTCAAGTTCTGTTTGTATTTTATTTGTCTGAGGCTCTACGAAATAGAAATCTCCCAGGTAGTCTATAAAGCCGTTCAATGCGTGTAGATTAGTCCACAATATGAAGAACGGAATAGCCGACCAGGGGGGGATTGTTATATTACCTTTCAGTCTCCATGCGAAATCATCGCAGTCAAAACTCTCCCCTATGTACTTTAATTTGTTCGTAGTATCCCAATTCAGGAATCTTTTTATATCCTCTACGGTGCAGGTTTTGTAATAATAGTCAGGTAGATATAACGGAGCATCAGGGAACTTATCTATCAGAATAGAACTGAGTTCATTTATATCCATATCCCCCTTATAAACTAAAGAGGGTGGTGTAATCTGCGCTTCCAGTTCTTTAATTCTCTGCTTACATCTTGCCAGTTCAATGATAATTCCCATTTATCTCCTCCATCTATGCATAAAATCACAGAACATAGCGCATATCATCATTTCACAAAGCAAAAATATTGAATCAAACCACGTCATTTAATATCCTTTAATATAGTTCTTTTCAATGATTTCGTGCAGCAAATCGTAATCCTTGTAGTTTATAACAAAATAACCCTTTTTAGATTTAAACAATAATGTCATATTCTCTATATTATCACCGTCAACCTCAATCAGAACGTCAGTGATTTTACTATCTTCGCCATATGCTTCCCAAACGTAGTTCATTTTACCTCCTTAATAGTTTTTATAGTAATCATTTAATATCCTTTACACAGTAATCATCAATTAAAAGATAGGTTTTATAGTATAGTTCTTCAATGGCCGTAGGGATTAAATCGTGGCGGTTGTGTTCAAAAGCCAACAATGCAAGGTCTAGTATATTACGAGCAGAGCACAGTCTCTCCTCAAGGTCGTTGTCTAATTCCTCTGGCTCTTCGTCTTTCATTTCTTCCTCGCCCCCAATCTCTTAGTCTTTAATTTAAGAACTTTCTCCATAGCTACTATTGCTCTATCTAAGGCTTCGGAGTTATTTTTATCTATTAAATTTATACTATCTTCCGTTGCTTCCTCTAAGATTAACTTAGGGCATGGTACAAAGTAACAGGGGCAACTTTTACTGCAGGTAGTGTTCGTACCAAAAAGCTGCTTCGCTAACTCGCAATAAGCTGGTGTGTATTCGTCATCAAACTTCTTAGCCATAACTCTTTACCAGAGGGCATGCTTTAAAGTTGTAAGTTTGTTTCATATCAGAGCCTTAAACTTTAAATCTTGAATGTTATTACAGTGACCATTGAAGATAGATTAAAACTTGGGTAAGCTCTTAACATGGCGGTTATTAAACTATCAACCCCATAATACTGAACTTTGCAAGCAAGATTATCAAACTCACCTATTGTTATATCCATGAAATCCTTATATTCTAATTTTGTAATAACACCCCTTGCAAGCTCTACCTCTTCACCCGTTTTCTCTAATACAATCGTATCCCCAACCTTAGATTGGGAACACCACTTATCACCAAGTCTTATCGTAGTATTTACCCCTTTGTGGTAACTCGGGTTTATGAATAACAATTTGTGTTCCATCTCTTTACCTCCTATCCTTATTATAGTTTAAACTTTACACCATGTCAATAAAACCCTATACTCTCTTTATTACTTCTTCTACTGAGTATCTGGTCAATCGGGTTATCGTTCCGTACTCTAAAAAACTTATCTCTTAAATTTAAAGGTATCTTGTCATCATCAAAAGAATTATAGAATACTTTAGTTTCGTGACAATATTTACAGACACCTACACTTTCCCTTCCGTTTGGCTCTGGGAACTCCCAGTAGTGCTGACAGATTAAAACTAATTGGTTATTCATATTTAATTAGCCGATGTTAGTTTGCCGGCTCTATAAAGGTCTCATGGTAAAAAAGATAGCTATCGCTTGTCAGCCTTTTAACCCGTACTACGTCAAGGTCATTTCTATCAACGCCACAATACTTAAATCTCTTCCCTTCGGCTTTCTTCCTCAAGGAATCATGGACAGGGTAAAGGTGATCAAGCCCGACCTGCGATATTTTGACGATTGTACCTGTTTTCACCTTTCACCTCCTGCCGTCCTACTGGACGATGGTTATTTGGGTATACACAGTTTTTCTATAGAGATTCCTCTATCCTTCCAGCAACAGGCGCCTTTATAATTACACCTACGATTCTTTTTGAAGGAGCAGAATCCCTTGTACTCACATTTTTTCAACTCGCCCTCACTTCCTGATGCTAATTAGCCTCCATGGTAGATTTGATAATATGGCGTATGCCCTTCCCATTTCTTATCGTCCCAACTATCTGGCATACGTTCCACCTGTATTTCGTAGCCCTCGCCATCAGTAGCAAAAATAACCGCTTCGGTCATAGAAGGGGTAGCACTCTTACCCTCCTTTATAGCTCTGTCAATGGCATCACGTAAGAGTACCAATGCTTCTTTGTTACCAACTATCTTGGCCTCGGTATGCTCTGCTATTTGCGGATAAATATTCATTAAGTTCATAACTGTCTCTCCCATTTTTACCTAGTTTATTTACACCTAATCAGGCTCGTTATCATGCCCTCTTTTTACCGGATGCTATTTTGCAACCTTCGTAGACCATCCTTTTCGACTACCTTAATCCCACAACTCTGTAGGTGGCTCATCAGGCTTTCGATTTTAGACCATGATGGCTCCGGCAAACCATGACGGTAACTGTCTGCACCAATCTCAACTATCTCAGGGTTAATATCCAATACCCATGACGTAAATATCTCAAGGTCAAAATCCATAATTGGTTCTATACTCAGAAACTTATGAGTGTTATTGTTCATGGCAAAACTGTGATAACGACTTATCGGGTGTGGTGCTCTACTATAATCAATCTTCCTGTTTGTCTCTATTGTAGCTCCATGATAAATGTGTTCAGGCCATACCAAGCCATTTAGAAACATATCAGGGCTTTTAGTTTGGAGCAAAAAGTTTGTTTCGGGATACTTTTCAATGACATTCAGAATAGAGTGCAATTGAGGCCATGTAGCAAAAGATATATCTCCCATGTCGGTAACAAACACGAAATCCCCAGGCTTAAAAGTCTTATCTAACTCATCGACATGAAAGGTCGGCTTGAATTTTGCAGTAGAATACCGAGGCGTATTAGCCAATTTCCCTAGAGCCAAATTCCTTGCCCAACAATAGGAGCACTCAAACCCACAACCTGTAAACGGATTCCAAGTTCTTGTTACAGTCTTGAACATCTTACTCATTTAATTACCTCTCCCTTATTTGCTATTCCCCAAGCTAAACTTGAGACTGCAAATATACTAACCCCCTTATCTCCTGCCAATCTTTAACTCTGGTTAGTTTATTCTGTATGTCTAAACACTTTACATTCCACGACTGCTCATACAGGAGTTTTAAAGTACTGTTAGTATTCATTAGTTTAGCAGGCGAGTCGTCTATGTGGACATCGTATGTTCCCAACCATTTTGTAACTAAATCATCAAACGGTATATTATATCTATTTAGCCACCTTTCAAGTTCTAATTGCCCCATATATTTAACCCTGTTTGAATAGATTATTATTTCATGTTTACCTCTCCACTCGTTAAGGGTTTCCAGCGCACCTTCATTGAACGTAGGCTCACCGAATACCTGTTCTTTAAACATCACGTCAATTTCTAAATTAGATACTCCGAGTACATCTGCTAAGTCATAGGCATAAATTTCTCTGGGGGATAGGTCTACATTAAAGTATTTCTTAACCAAGAATTTAAAGTCATAGGCACAAATCACGCCGTCAATATCAACCAGGATACGTTTAGGTCTCTTTAAGTATTCCTCTAAACACTCAATAGCATCTGTTTCAGCTTTCATTTCTCCTCCAATAGTATTTTAAAATACTCCTGTAATATATAAACAATCATAAAGTCCTGTATAGGGTTCTCTAAGAGGCGATAGTCCTTTCTCAATCTTTCATTACAGTTTTCTCTTATTCTATCTATTGTCTTCTGGTTTATCATAACTCTATATCGCTATCTACTTCATTCCCCCAAGAGTCCCAACCAAAAGCCCGTCGTCTTGCAAATAGTTCTATACGAGAAGCATCGGGATATACTCGCATTATTAAATCACGCATCGCTTCGGGCTTTTGAGAGTGTCGGCTTCTTGCTGCAAATATTACGTTTGCTTCACGGAGAGAAGCTGGAATGGGCATTTTCCCTCTGATGCCAAAAAGGACATGCTCGGTATTACCACGGAAATATGAGCCCATTCCAAGACCTGGCTGTTTTACCCACGTTAGTATAGTCCTGTAATCAAAACCCCAAGCTCGCATAATATGGAATGGAGTAAAAGAAGCATTTGTGTTGCGGTCACCATATAAACGAGGGTTAGTTATCCATAAAAATAAAGCGGAATCATCTGCTGCTATATTAACAACTGGTAGCTTAGAAATTTCTATCATGCTCATTGTTGGATAGTTGTCCTCGGCTGTATTGCGTTCGTGACCATTATGGATATTCGGGCTTTTACGATATTGCCACGGCGGGTCAGCATATATTATCTGATATTTCTTATTCATCTTGATTTATCCGTTTGAATATCCCCTTTATATATCCAAGAAGTACGGTTTCAACTCCACGATTTTCTTATTACGTACCTTGAGTATCAGGAAGCCTATTTCTACCGGATCATACTCCGCAATCTCGGCATAACCTGAGAAGCCGTCTCCGTAAAGTTTAAGGAATGAGCCGGCGCATCCGTACCATCTGGCATCGGGGTGAATGTAAGGTTCGTTCTGTCCCCAGGAAGTATAGTGTTGTTTTATTTTCTCTCCGTCATCTGTTAAATAAAGTTCAAACGTAGGTTCGCTTACGAGTAATTTATGGACGTGGTGCTTAATCATTACAGCACAGTCCCCGGCCTTCTTTCTAAGGTGTCTTTTAAGTGTTAATCGCATATTAGCCACTACTCGGATAGGGTCATCGGCACTTGAGGTTATACCTTTATGACCATGAGTTTCAAATATCTTATACATCAAATTATCATTTTTATCGTTTATCGCTATCTTGCAGGTCCAAGTCCCATAATCCACACCCAGAGTTTCACATACTTTTGCGGTAATATCTCCGAAACGCCATAGTTTGCGTTCGTGATTGCCCATTAAAATTGCCAGAAGTTTGTCCTTAATTGGCTCTCTATCCTTAATAGCTTCTTCCATTTGAACTAAAGGTAAAGGTTCTTTAAGCATCTCAGGGCTGAAACGCTTGTCATCAACCATAATTGCCTCTATCATATCCCCACCATCAACACCGTAGTTGTTCTTACAATCATCATACTTTGAGTTCATCATGCTAACGAGTTTATCCCAACCCTTATTAGAACTCAATTCAGCACCTTTGTGTCTATCCCCGAAGAAAAAGATGTTGTGGTCATTTTCCAATTGGTGCGTTATTAATTTCATACTTTACCCCCTATCATTTACCTTTCATAATGAAGACACCTGCAACCCATGCACATAATCCATTCCCCTTCTATTAATTTAACCCCGCAATCTCGACACCTGCCTTCTTCCATCATTCGTTTATACCGTTCATAATTTTTATTCTTCAGAACTTCGCTATTCCTGTTACAATATTCCCTCATCTTCCTTTGATGCAAATACCAATGCTCGGCACAATACACACCTCCAACTGCTGGACTACTACACTTCTGGCAAAGCCCTAATTCTCTATGTTTTTGACGATTTCTTCTAGTATACATATTATGATTTAAAAGATGTTTCTGGCATTTGGTATGCCCTTCTGCTGCGGGGCTTTTACATTTAATACAAATCCCCAATTCTTTATGACTAGCATATAATCGCCTATTATGTTCTCTCTTTTTTTCTTTATCTTTATAAGGCATATAACGTTATACCCCCATAATCCCTCGTCTAACTTATATAAACGCCCCAATTCTCATTGTAGTGCGTTAAAACATGGTTCAAATATTAACCATGACCTTATTCTTAAAGTTTGGTTTTTCTTGGCATCCTGGGCAGATTATCATAGCCCCGTCAGTCATGCGCCAGCTAGAAGTAAAGGTCTTTTTCTTATGGCAGGAATCACACTCTATTTTTTGGCCTACTTTATCCATTAACTTCTCACTACGTGTGCGCATAACTCCTCAATCTCCTCTACATTTAAGATTTCTATACCTGCTATCTGTTGTAGTTCTGTCTTATCTAAAATTAAAACATCGTCTACTAATTCTACACAGTGAAGAAGCCCGGGGTCTTCTATTAACTGAACATATAAAGCCTTTGCTTGTTTATCGTAGGTTACACGGGTTGGCATAATTAATCCTCCTTCTTTAATCTATCAAGATATTCCTTTAGACGTTCGCAGGTATCGTGGCAACTCACTGTTCTTACATAATTCTCACCATGAAATTTCGTCATTGAATAACTCCCGTGCCCAGATTGGCAGTTATCACATGGTGATGGTGTTCCCTTTTCTACTTTATGATACCCTGCTTTTAATAGTTCCTTTTCTGTTTTCATATTAAGCCTCCAACATCTTTATTTTCTCTGTAAACTCTTTTTTAAGTGCTTCCCTATCAGGCATACCTAGCGTCTGGTTTCTTTTATACAGAGCGTCAAATCTTTTCTGGCCTAATATCTCTAAAAAGAACTCCGTTTTCTGTAGAGGATGCCCATCTAACCATGAGTGACATCCGTAGCAAACAGCGACCACGTTATCCTTATCCCAGCGTGTGCTTTTGTCACCTCTTGAATGGTAGTGAGCGCAATGTAAAGTTTTCCATCCTTTATAAGAATTGGGTTTCTTTAATAGCCAGCATCGTTTACAATGTCCGCCGGATAAAAGACGGACGTACTTTGAGAAGAGTTTATCCAGAGCGTCTATTTTAATCTTCAAGGTGATCTTTTAATTCTCCTATATTCTTAGCAGCTTTCTCTATTAGTTCGCCCATAACTTTACTCGCTTCTTCTGTAGTTTCAAGGCAATCATCTACTAGAGTAAATAATGACGCGGCTTTGAAATATAACCTTTCAGCTTCCCTATAGTATTTTTGTTTTTTGGTTTCCATCTTTCTCCCCGCATTTCTCCATGTTCTCTTTACTACAATAACAACCTAACATCCCCCAGAATTCAGGTTTCTCACAACACCCTCCAGTAGTAACAATATCACGACATACATCCTTGAACCCACATTCAGTACACTTTATTCTATATTTACAATCATCCATCTCTACTTCCATTTTAACCCCTCTAAACTTTATAGTCAAGCATCTATAAACCCCGTAACTTTACAACGTGTACATGGTATATTTGAATTGCCTTGTTTTTTCCATTTCTTACCATAGCAATCAGGACATTTAATAACCTCACGGAAATTAATTATTTTTGTTCCTTTACTAACTATCGTGTAAGAATAATTTTTACCAATAACGGGAGCATTTTTCTCCTTAACACCCTTTACAGTAAGTAGAATATCATCAGGATTTTCTCCAAAGCCATCAAGTAGTAGTTCAACATCTGAAAAGTCCCTTACGAATTGACCCCCACGTGGGTCATTTGAATATTCACTTTTCTGTAATGCAACAATAGCTATGCCTCTACCAAGATTAGCTTTAATTTCCTCAAGCACCTTGCCTATATCATAAAGTTCACTTGCATCAAGATTAATCCAATCTATGATATTTATTCTATCTTTAATAATATGTTCAGCATAATCCTCTCTTATTGGGAGAAGTGTGAATTTATCAAAACCCCTATCGTCTGTCCAATTAACCCATTTACTCATTACATCTAATCTATCTAAAAATCTAGGTGATGGTTCGTACCTATCATTAACCAATACGGTATATTCATTCCCCATTAAGACAGGGTTTTTATCTATATTCTCGGCACAAAAGTTAAGACACAGAGTCGTTTTACCCTTACTTTTTACACCACCTAAAGTTATCAAATCCCCTTCTCTCATAGTAATAAACTCTGCGAAGTTTAACCACATTTTTGTATCGTAATCTCTAGGAAACCTCAAATCAAATGGTGGCCTACGTTCCCTTTGTTGCCCGAATACTTGTACGGGTTGTACTTGAATAATAACTTTATAAATACCATCTTGCCTACCCGAAGGCTTCAGTACTTTTTCCTCCACAAGACGGTGTACGACTACCCTTATTCCTTCCCACGCAGGGCTATTAGGGTCTATTTTTAATTCATTACGTAATTTACTAACATCAATATTTCTACCTTGAATTGGCTTAATATATTCACGAACTTTATCAATTAGTTTTTCAGTCATGTAACTCCTGTAATGCCTGTAACGTCTGTAATAATATGTAATATTGAGTCGTATCTAATTTGTAACGCTTGTAACGCTTTAGGCTCATATTACATCCCCTTATATAATAGTATTTTTTTATATATACTCTTTATATTTCTTTTTAGGGAACTTAAGATGTTGCTCCTGATGTAGATGTTCGGTCTTGTTAGTTAATTGGTTTAATTCTTTATCTGTATTATCTAGGATTTTGTATATTACTTTTCTATCATCCATGTGCCGGCTTATTATCTCTTCAAGCACGGATATTCTATAATGGAGTGAATTTACGGCAGTCTCTATACTCTCCTGCCATTCTATCCTATCCATTAACATATCCCAATCTTCTTTCATTGATTTAATCCATGTGGTTTATCCATTTTAAAATCAGTTTATTCATTGACTTGGTAAGAACTGTTCGGATACCATAGGTTTTTATCATCCAATGTTCCATATCGCTGAGGTCTAAAAAGCCATCAACTTGCGCCTCAATATCAGTAATGTTAGTGGATGTATCGCCAGTTAGTTTTATCTCCTTACTGATAATCTCCGCTACCCCCAAATTCTCACTTTTTGGAGAACGGTTATTTAAGTAAACCTGAACCAACTCGCCGACTTGCCAATCCTTATCTTTACGAGGAAATCTGAATGTTGTAAATTCGTGTTGATTTAATTTATCCCACTTTTGGCAGAAACTTATAATTCTCATTCTCTCCTTCTCTATCCTTGAGGGCTTGCCAATCTTCCGTACTCAATTCTAAATGCTCAAATTTACTAGCATCTTTTTGAATCATCTCAGTTAGATTATGAGCTTTCAGGTATTTTAATATCCTCTCCCGTTCCTCTTTCTTGGCCTCTTCCACTTCTCGCTCTATCGTATCATTTGCTTTTTTATATACCTTCTGTACGGCCTCATTTACTCTGGCTGTGTGGAGGACGCAGATTTGGTCTACTATCTGTATTGCTCTTACTGCTAGTCTCTGCTCATCACGTATACCTTCCTCCCATAATTGATTCTTCGTCACTATAATCGCTTCTTCCCTGAACTCCTCATCAGTCATGTTAGACCTCCTGTTAATTAGTGGTGGGGGCTGGTTTATCTAGTCCATTTAACAGTATCCTCTAGAATCACGGCTAGTTCCCGCACCATAACTGTACCCCCACCTGCCAGCCAGTAGACAGTAGGAACTGGTCTCAAAGGACTATACTACTACTCTTTTACCCCTGCCCTTTCCTCTTTTTCCGAGTTCTTATTAAGTTCTTGTATTCCAACAAGAACGGGTGGCTGGCTACCAGCCCCTTGCCGAAGCACTCTATTAGAAGTACCATAGGTAGGTGGCTGGCCTTGCTGGCTCATTCTGTCCGTGAATGGTATTCTATCCGTTCCCAGCTTTCGCTGTCGGGCGTCCCCAGTCCGGCAAGTGCTCTCCAGCAAGATATTCAGTTGTACTCCTTTCTTAGTTTAATCCTGTAGTATGCTTTATGCGGTTTTTATACCACTCAACTAATTGCTTGGCAGTTTCCGCTCCAAATATTGTGCTTAATTTTTCCGCCCTTATCATATCCCCGATTTCTTTTGTCGTCATTCCTACTTCCTGACCAGAGGGTTTAAGAACTTCCTCCCGTGCCTTTATAAATTCGGCTTTAACTTCTGGGTCAAGCTCTGCTGTAGGTGGTGCTACTGGTGGTTTGATAAGGGCTTCTTTAACAGGCACAGCATTGTAGATATATTCCCGGTTGTATGCGACTGCAAAGTTTAATTGTAGAACTGCGCCGTCCTGCACTACGTCAAAGTATTGGACACGCTTATTACTTATCTTGTACTCAGTACCATTTTCGTCATTAAAAAGTAAATCCCCATAAGTATTGTCATGTTTATTGTGGACTGTTATTACCGCTTGTCTAGTTATCTGTTTCTCTACCATATTTGTCCTCCTTTAGTGCTCTTTTCTTTTGACACTCATTTATATAATCGCACCTTGCCTTTGTGTATAAATCTGTATCAAGTGGTATAAACCTTCCTAGACCAATAACATCAATTTCTAAAGTTATTTTTGGTCTATCTCTTAGATATTCAAAAGCACATTTTTCTATCACTGTCTCTGGTTCAATCTCGAAATAGTAATTATCCTGATAGTGTAATCCTACTTTCATCTTCCCACTCCTTTTTGATTTCTTCCCATACTTCACATTCACCTGACCTTAACAGGCATGGTTTAATTCTTCCTGAAGGGCGTTCCGTCAACTCGCAGTAATCCCACCATTCATCCTCAGATATCCGTTTACTTTTAATGTGAGGGCATTTCATTCTTTTCCCTCCCTTTTGGTTACTCCTATATCCTTGATGGCTTGTATTTGACCTTCATTCAATACTTTATTTACACCAGCGAATCTCCTGTCCATTGTATTATCTTTGACCTTGTAATCACAATATTTACAGTGTTTTATTGACCATCCATAACCCATATAATTTGGCTCAAACGATTCAATCTCATCTAAGGTATTCTGTTTACAATTAGGGCATTTCATATCTTTATTCTAACCTCTTTTCTTTACAGTGTCAAGTAACTCAGGGTATGTTGATGTTGCCGATTACTTCCCTTCCGCTACAGTAATCACTGGTCAAGGGATACTTGTCCCCGTTCTCCAACCCATTGATGTTTTGGAAGTAAAACCCCGCTTCACTCCAGATTACTACCCAATCTGCATAAGAGTATCTGCGGAGAATATCCCCTTCGTAAATCTCAATGCCGTTCTTATCCTTGAGACCTGTGTATTCACCTAGTGTATTAATATCGAGTAAGCCTTTCCTGATAAAACCCCAAAATTCCGCGAAGGCATATTCCATTTCATATTTATCAAAATTAGCATCTTTAACTCTGGAATAACGAATATTTGATGCTCCGTACCACCATCTACCTGTTTTAATGTGCCTTGCTCTGAATTTAATCTCTCTCAT